TTGCTTAGCAACCTGAAACGCCTTCGCAATGGCAGTCTTGACACGAGTCTCCTCTTGCCTGATCTGTTCTTCAGAAAGACCAAGACCACCCTTGCCATTCTGCTCACCATCACCATCACCATCGGATGGGTTGTCACTCTGCATCGGGGGCATCTCACACAAACCAGTAGAGATCTCACTAGGCTCAGGTAGATCTTCAGGGTTGTAGTTGCCACCAAGGTAACGAACAGCTTCTTCAAGACTCATGCGAGAGATCTTGAAGTATTCTTGAACCCCACCCTCCCATGTCTCAGGGAGTATCCCATCAGATGGGAGCTCAAACTTGTGCTCAAGACACATCGCATTGACGATAATATCCGCAGCAATCTGAGCAATCTTGGGGTCCATCCAAGGGGCAAACATACGTATGTGGTGCATGAGCATGACATGGAATATCTCATGAGCCATCACACCAGTTTGTTCCTTGCGAGTCAGAGACTCGTAGAACTTTTCATTGACACCGATCTCATACCCATTCGTGTATGCCGTTGGTTTGTCGTTATCGATCTTCAAACCAAGACTTGTTGCCAGAGTCCCAATGAAGGGGTTGTCAAGCAACAAGCCAACACGAACTTTAGTGAGAGTGTCAACGCTCACCTTATCAGCCACGCTTCCTCTTGATTAAAGGATTGTTCTTGAGTGCATCGAAGCCCAATCAACGTACTCAGGGCATTCGGTAAACTCAGGGATTTCACGGGTGCAGTCCCGCATGAGAACGACTGAGAACTCAGCAGGGAGTCTCATCGCATACTTGATAACTTGTCCTGCATTCTTCCCATCGGCCTTGTTGAACAGACCACAGATGATAGCCCAGTTAAGATGGGCATCCTTGACATCATAGATGGGAGCATTCTCAGGATCTTTGATCAGGTCATCAAGATCAGGGAGCTTCTTGAAGTAATCGAGAAACCCAATGAACTCTACCCCTGCACCATCTCCCACACAGTTCTGTATGAGACTGAGAAACAAGTCATCCTTGAACGACTTACCTTGCGACTCCCATGACTTCATGAGATCACTCACATAAGTCCAGGTTCGCATCGAACCGAAGGTCAGTTCAGGATTCTTGGGGTCATAGTTCATCATAAGTTCTGGTCTCCATCGAAGGAACGCCATCACTTCTAGACGACAACCCACCTTGAACCCATGGTTACAAAAGTCATCCACAGTCGGGTTGACCAGGATATGATTTGCAAACCTGTTGGCAACAGGCCCAGGAACTTGATAGGTAACTCCGTTGTCTTGGTCACGATTACCCAGAGCCCAGACAGCCCACCCGTCTGGTAACTTGTACTTACCAATCCTCCTGTCAAACAGAAGTTCGTACAGGGATGCCAACACCGCAGGGATTGCGGAGTTGAGCTCCTCAAGAAGCAAGAGTCCAAACTTCCCATCGCGTTCCTCGTTTGGGAACACATCAAATGGGAGCCAGGAAGATTCCTGCTTCTCAATGTTGACGTAAGGCATACCCCTTACATCAACTGGGTCCAACTGACTTGCTCTCAAATCAATCAGACCGAAGTTCGGATCGACCTTGCGTTTCTCATCAACGAAGAGGTGCATGGTCGTGCTCTTGGCTGCACCAGTCCCACCCCAAAAGAATACTGGATTCTTAGCGGTGAACAGAGCAGGAAGAACATCCTGAACTTGGTTAAGCGTCATGCTTTGCATGAACTCTCCTTGTTAGGGTTTAGAGTCAATGGCCTATCCATCAACCCACTCGTAACAGCAACATGTTCAGCTAACAGCCTAGACCCTAGGTCATGTTGCTTTCGTTTGATGACGAGCGATCTGAGCACTCTCACCAATCGATTTGGTTTTATCATTCATCCTCATCTTCTAATTTCTGCATTGCTAAAGCATCAATTTCATCAAGCAATTGAGCTAAAGTTCCTGTGTTTTCATAGCCTAGTTCTTCTGCTGATTCTTGAATAAAATCAGTAGCATTTAATATTTTGTTTAAATCCATTTTCATTGCTCCACTCAAAGTAGACATATATATCCTGTCTTATGTAATACAGTTGGGGGTTTCAACCTATGGTTTTTAAACTTCTCCATGTCCTCTGTCTTGTATGAGATGGACCATGATTGTTTGTTGACATGTATCACCATTGCTTGATCGAACTCCACATCATGATACTCAGCAAGGTAGCAATGCTTCATTAACTGATTCAGTAACTTGTCCTGCTCATCTCTGAGCTTTTTCATTTCTTTGATCTTGGCTTTGATAGCTTGAACATCAGCCATGTCTCATCACTCCTTCGATTGCATCTTGTGGATCTCTTGCCTTGACTTTCAGTACCTTGATCTCACCATTCGCATATTGGACTGTAACGTCATGATCAACGAATTCAATCGCATCAGTCTCAGGTGTATTCGGTTGACTGACACAGGCATCCAATACTAAGTCAGGTATTCTCATGGCTCTCCTTATTTATTCATTTCATCATAAGTTAATATGGAATGACCTTTTCTAATGACTTTCTCCCATGCTTCACCCTCGTAGTAAGATGTGAACTCATCAGGATCTGGTAAAGCATCCTCAGCTTGCTGTTTCATTTGCTCATAGTGATCCCATTGAGTCACCATCTTCTCATCACGTCTTAACTTTTCTTCATCTTCTAAAGACATATTATCTCCGTAACATGTTTGTGTTATGGGGGACAGTGGCCTACCATCCCCCATGATCAGGTTGAGCCAAGTTGAAAGCCAAGTAACCCATGAATGCTACATCAGAGTGCAGAGGTGGAACGAGCATTAACTTACGAGCGTTTCCTAGGAAAACCAAGTAGGTCAACCACGAACTCTTAACTTATCGTTCAGGATCATATCATGGTTGCTATAACAGGACTGCAACCCTATGGAGCAACCAAGCGGAGACAATAGCTAGCAATATGTCACACGCTAGTTGCAACCAATTCAACAACCTATATTATATGTATATATATTTAATTATAATAATATATATAAATATAAGTAGGTTGTTCAGAGGGGCTAACATGTAACCCCTCGAAACAAGATCACCCGAAGCTATCGAAATCTTCAGGAACCCTAGCAAGATCAGCATAGTTGCTTACAAGAGTAGTCCAACTCTTGAGCTCAGGATCTTCAAGTCCAGTCATGTAATCAATGATCACCTTACCGACTTGTTCTGGAGTCATACCACCCTCAATGTTAGGGAGTCTGGGCTTCTTCAATGCTGTCCCTTTCTCGCTCATGTGGATCTTATGACTCTCAAGGCATATGGAATCGAAGAACTTCAAAGCGTTACGCTTCGATTTCTCTTTACCAAGAACCCAATTGCACTTGTTAAGGTAGAGAGCATCAACCAACTTGCGTTGGATGAAACGCTCTCTTGCCTGGTCCATGGTATCAGCAGGTTCTTCAATCTCATCAACATCAAAGAGCTCAGCTTGATCAGGCTCAACGTCATCCATGACATCGAGTGTATCCTGCATTCGCATATTGAACTCCTCAACTGTCTCAACATGTTGTTCTGACATGATATTGTATGAGTTGAGTTATGAATTAAGCAGGTTGGCGTTTCATACCATACCCACCCATCTTAGAGAGAACTTTCTTAGCCCCCTCAACCGCTTCTTCCCTGACAGCAGGGTCGGTCTTGAGATCATCGACTGACTCAATACTCGAAGTCAGATCCAAAAGATCCTTGCGGATCTCCTCAAGTTCACCATTACCCCTGAAGTTCAACCCTGGTAGAGCATTGGCAACATCAACTAGGTTGGTTACCAAAGTCCCATGGAACTTCTTGCTATCTTCAATGGGAACCTTGAGAGTGTCGTGCATCTTCTGCAACGGCTCCAAGATTCTCTCCCAAACATGTTGAGTGGCATAAGTTTCAACGGCATCCATTGATTCCTTCTGTTGCTTCTTCAACGTAGCTAAAGTCTCAGGGTCCAGAAATGCACCCCCTGACTTACTGAAGTCCCCGAAAGCATCCATGCTATGATGAATGTTCAGGTTCTTCTCTACGTCATCAACAGACGGATAGTTACCCTTGTCATACTTGCTACCAAGTCTTGCTTGACAACGTGCATGCCAACTCTCTTGATCCTGATAGGATCTTTTGAACTTCTTCATACCATCTTGAACATCCAAGAGAAGCTGATCGAATTCTTTCTTGAACTTATTCAAGTTCATTGTTGAAACAATTCGGTGCGGTTGCTTGCCTTTACCAATCGGTAAAGTGTTCTCATAATAGAACTTCTGCAACTTCTTCAGGGGATCTCTGTAAACATCAACTGATGAGTCATCAACAATCTTGATGCTCACAGAGACTGTCCCATCAGCCATCTTGTTTGCCTCTTGAATAGCGGAAGCTTGCTCCTTGTCAGGAACTGATTTCCTCAGAGGATCTTTGACGTTCAAAGATATCTTGAAAACAAGTTCATCCAAACCCAACGGATTAACAACACTCTTGTTTTGCATAGTATCAATGGTCAAGAGATGGATAATTACTGATCTTGATAACAAGACCAGAGAACAACGCCATTGTTGTTCTAATATGTTGACTCAATCGAATCAACATAATGGAATAACAAGGTATGAACAAGTATACTATGTTAAATATAGGTTGTCAAGTCTCACCCAATCCCATACCTTCCAATCTCTTTTTCATCGGACCATACCACAAATTCGATTTGAACTTGTAAGGCCCATCATATTTTCTTTGGATCATATCGCCCATATTGTTATGGAGTTGATTGATCACTTGCTCTGGACACATCTCTCGCCCTTTGACTTGATCGAAAGTATCAAGAATGACTTCATGTATCGCATTCATTTGCTTTGCATGAAACATGTTGCTCCTATGTTTTAAGTTGTGGACAAGCCCACTACCCATTCAGGGAAAGGCATGAAACCCGAAAGGGTATCCATAGCATGAGCTTGTCCGAGTTACCCATCGAGATAACTCTAAGAGATGCTCAGGTCGTATCACCAACGCCAGTGATACATTGCAGACCCCCGTCACCCAAGCATCTCTCAGGGCTATCTCACCCTGCTGATTTAAATTTTTCTACTAAGCTAAAGCCACATCATGTTGTTTTCCTTTCATGTATTATCTTAATCTCACGATAAATCTCATTATCCAAGAGCATATCGACTTCACGCATTGCACTCTTGTAAGATGGGAAAATCCCAATCAAAATATTGGTATCATTATCAATGAGATGATAACGCCCCTTTCTTGATTTCTTCCTTATCATCTTCCCTCCAATTTATGAAGTTCAGTAATGTGATATTCAACGTGACCTTCACAATCGTCGCACCAAGCACCCTTCTCATCGATGTAATCCACTAGGACTCCATCCTTGCTTACCCATGCTCTGAATTGAAGATTGTCACCCTTGCACTCTGGGCATATAAAGTTCTCAAGGTTCTCCATATTATCTTCCCAAGGCATTAGCGAAGTGATCGAACATAGCATCAACTTCATCAGATAAAGTTGACTCTCTGTAACCATATTCATCCATCATCATCAGGATTGATTGTCCATCATACCCATCCCACCAGGGATCATCAGCATCATGCCAAGCAGATACTGGTATCATCTTCAACCCAACCCCAATGATGTATATCATCATTGTACTCATTTCAAAGATCTGATTATGGGAGATTTGATTATCTCCAAGACAAGTTGGTGAGCTATGTTTTTCGTTTCGTCATCACTCAGGTAGCATCATTAGCTTTGAAGTGAAGCTCGCCTCGATATCCCACTTAGGGCATCTCTCCAACATGTCTTACAGACAACCAAACTGATCTATCAGAGTCGAAGTCAACTTAATGTTTTGTTAATTGATTAAGTTAATTTAGACGCAAAGTTTACTCATAAGATCGGTAAGAACTCTGTTCTCATTCCAATTGATAGACTTATAAGTTTCCTTGAACTTATGTCTTTCATCAGGATCAAGATGATTTTCCAGTATCTTTTGAGAATTCCATGAACAAGAACCATTCTTCCAATTCTCAAAGAATATCTTGAAATGATTAACCATCTCACCATCATCAAGATTATTGAGTTGTTCAAATAATTCCTCAACAAAATCCCGGCATCCGTTATTTGTGTCGAGTTGGTCATGGACCTTTCGAACTATCTCAGCATCGGTTTTATTGATGAGCACACTCACCATTGGTTCACTTGTAATCATAGTTGCCTTTCCAAGCTAACCCCGACCCTGAAAGATCAGTCTGACTTTACACAGACTTGTTACTGATAAGAATGTCAAAGAACTAAACGATAACTATCTGATAAAATTACTGATACTCACGATAGGTTGTGTGTCCAGAATAAACTGGAGCTAAACGCAACATATCGGTTGGGATCAAACTACGTTTTTCATCCCTGGAAACTTGTCTGGAACGTTGAGTCCATAATTTGTTAAAGACCTTGGACTCCCTTTTAGGTCTTTTACCTACGCCATGAAGATGACCAACTCCTCCGCTTGAAGTCAGACCAGTAGTCCAACCTCTTTTGTAAACAGATGAGTTCTTCATTGGTCCAGTCGGCAACTTAGATATGTCAACTGGGACCAACTTTATCACCCTGGGAGCCGAAGTGATCTTGACTTGCTCAGGGATTGACTCGAAAGTCTCCCTCACTTGGGCCTTGATTCTCCGACTTGCTCGCTCAGGGTTGACCTTGCGATCAACCATCTGATGAGCCATCTTCATCGCTTCCGAATGAGTAACATCAGAAGTTCTGAAGATTTGCCAAGACATCTTCATGACAAGTCTAGATCTCTCCGACCTTGTCATAATGTCTCCATTCATTTATTTAAGAACATCTAAACCTTACACCCTGATCATCCGAAGTGATCTATACAGATGTATATGTTCCCCCGCCAAGCCAGTGACTTGACTCATCACCATTAGACCACGCCACCCCCCACAGTGATCCTGGCTTGAAAAAATGGATAAGGATTCGCGCGCGTATAGAGGGGGGAGGGGTCGCGCACCCCCGTACCCACATATATATGGGACTCCTAAAACATTTCCACACAACCTTGACTTTCAAATAAAAACGGTTGTATAACGTTCGTAACGCGTTCGTAGAACACCAAAAGACACCATTAGGGCTTATGCAACCAATAAGAAAGTTGACAAAGCAGAAGCTAATTAGACTGCAAGAGGACTATGAGCAGGGTATGGGCTCACAAACCAACATAGCGAAACGTTATGGTATCAGTAGGGCTAGGTTATGGCAGATTGCCAAAGAGTTTGATTGGGAGTTTGGGGGCAAGCGTAAGGCTGATTTAAAGAGGTTTTCAGAGATATCTTCCGCTAGGCTGAATGCACAACGCACTGAGGCAGTTGAGTCTCATGCTTTAGAGCTACAGCATTATAGGGAAGACTTAGATGCGGTGAAAACTTTAGATGAGGCTTTATTGCTTGAGAAGAAGGTCCACATTCTTGAGAAGCTTATCAAGAGTGAGAGGACTGCATTTGGGTTGCCTAATGAGATCAGACAGCTTGAATCAAAGCAGGATGTAAATATCCGTGTTGAGGACATGCTGAAGACTCTTGAGGCTAAAAAGAAGGACATCACATATGAGGTCATAGATGAAGCCGATCCAGCGAGACTACTCACGAATGAACAAAACGGAGCAGAAGTATGCAGCACACCTGTATGATCTGTATGAAAGCCGTGGAATAGTAAGATATGATTTTGAGCCTTTTGGGTTAAGGCTCGCAGAAGAGAAGTGTTACTACCATCCTGATTTTTTAGTTACTTATCCTGATAGATTCGAGATCCACGAGGTCAAGGGTTTTGATAGATCCAGAAAAAGACCTAGAGTAGAGGATGATGCAATGGTGAAATTTAAAGTTGCATCAGCTTTATTTGATTTCTGGGTGTTTAGAATGGTTTGGTTTGACACAGATAAGAAGGAATGGGACTCCAAGGTATATAAGCCAGGAGCTTAATGGACCCGTTAGCGTACCAGACCTACCTTAATAGCCTGCTGAGTGATGATGAGCTCTACTTCTATGAGTGTTTGAAGATTGTAGAGTTTGGTACAAAGCAGTTAATCCCCTTTAAATTGAATAATGTGCAGAAGATCCTGCACGACATGGCAGAATCCCAGAAGAAGGATGATGACCATATACGCATGATTGTGCTGAAAGCACGTAGATTTGGAATATCTACCTACATACAGGCACGTTTGTTTAAGAAATGCGCCACTCAGTATAACAAGACCGTCCATATTGCCACGCATGACCGTTCAACGTCTGACACCATGTTCCAGATGACTAGGATTATGGAGCAGAATTACCCAAAGCTGATAAAGCCAGAGGTAATGTATAGCGGAAAGCGTGAATTGATGTGGGCCTCAGAGGAAGGAGGTGGTTTAAATAGTAAATATGGGCTTAGTTCTGTAGGGGGTGCTGAGGTAAGAGGGGATGCTATTGATTTTTTGCACTGTTCAGAGATAAGTAGCTGGGGTGAAAGGGCTAGAGAGTTCTCTATCGGGTTGCAGAACTGCGTATTATCTGGTTTTGAAACAGAAATATGGCTAGAAAGCACTGCGAAGGGTGTAGGTAATTTTTTCTATGACGAATTCTGGAGAGCATGGGAGGGGAAATCTGGTTTTAGGGCAGCATTCTTTCCATGGTTCATCTTTCCTGAGTACAAAACCCCACTAAATGAGAAAGAACTTCTTGATGACAAGTTTTTGAATAGTTTAGGGACTGAGAGAAGGTATGGTGGTAAGGAAGAGTTAGACTTATTAGGAGTCACTAAGACGTATAAAACGGATTCTGCGGAATATAAGTTTGAAATTACAGCAGAGCACCTGAAATGGAGAAGAAGGTGTATTGATACGCAGTGCCAGGGGGATCTTTTGATGTTTAACCAAGAGTACCCAGTAACAGAAGAGAGTGCATTTGTCACTTCTGGGAGATCTGTCTTTGACCTACAGGTTCTTAACAGCATGTTACTGAGAACTAACGAATTAATGACTACAAAGCCCCCAGAAAAGTACAGAGTCCCAGTAAACGACTACCGCACAAACATGAGTATGCGTGAAATGCGCTATTACCTCGACCCTGACGACCTTGGGGAGCTTACTATCTGGAGCCACCCTATAGCAGAGAGGGAGTACCGCATAGGTTGTGACGTGTCAGAAGGAATTGAGCGCGCAAACAGGGATACAGACTATTCAGTAGTCGTAGTAATAGAAGCGCAGACGCTCGAAGAATGTGCAATGTGGCGTGGGAAGCTCGATCCTGACCTTCTCGCGTGGGTATTGACGACTATCGGTAAATACTACAACGAAAGCTTGATAGGGGTAGAACGCAACAACCACGGATTGACTACGCTAACTTGTCTGAGAAACGTTCATAACTACCCAAACCTTTACTATGAGCGAGTTCTTGATGAGAGAACAGCGCGTAAGCAGAAGAAGCTAGGGTGGAACACAACATTGAAATCTAAGCCCCTACTTGTAAACCATCTGCGGGAATTGATACGGGAAGAGCAAATTGAGATACGCAGTAAAGAGATTATACATGAACTAAATTCATTCTCTCATCACCCAGATGGAAAGATGGCAGCACAACAAGGGAGACATGATGATACCGTGATAGCCCTTGGTATTGCTTTAATGATGGCGCAACTGTATCCCCCATCTATGCGCTCAAGATTTCTGAAAGAACGTCAGAAGATAGAGAATACGATCCCACTGTTTGAGTACCAGTGATATACAAGTGTAGTTTATTTTTTAGAGATAAGTTGACAAATATTAAACTTGCTAGTAAAAAAGTATCTATAGTTATGGGCGAGGACTCGATGTGCGGAAGTTGGTCTTAACTAAGGCTGAGCTCAATTAACTGACGCATAGGTCGGGAAACCTAAGTGAGTCCTCGGTTCATTTTTTTTGAACCGTTCATAATACGAAAGGACAATATGTCTTCATTGAACACTTCTTTTTGGCATAAGGGTCAAAGAGATCTTATTGTAAGTCAGCCTCTCGGGAAACTTGGTTTTTCGATGAATGCTTCTGAACAAACTTCATGGTCAGCAATTCCCGTTATGATAGCTGGTAATATATACACCTTAACGGATGATGCTGCTGGATCTGATACAGTCTTGAATACAACAAACTTTACAGCAGGTTTGCATGCAAACAATCCTGTAAAAACTAGAAATGATGACAGTACAAATGGTGATGTCTTTGTTAGACAGAACTTCCTCGGACTATCGGTTCCTGCTTTGAGCCAAGTTCGATGTATTGTTACTATTTCTGGGGCTCCAACTAATATAACAACGACAAGGGCTGGTATGCACTTTTACGCTGGAGAGATTGTCTCAAACACTGCTACAGCGAAAAGACCTGAGTTAGATCTTTCAGCCGAGTGTCCAATTGTTGAAATTCATTATGTCAATACGACAAATAGTGCTTTGGCAGTTGGAGCAGCTACTTCCGCAGAATTAATGGGTGGAGGTACTTCTACAGCAGGATCAATCACTGACATTGGAAGAATTCCATCTGACTGAGAAAGTTGGGGGTGAGGGTGAACCGATCCCCCTTCAAACCCTCTCGGTTTGCTAGTAGCCCCCACGTAAGCTATGGCTGAAATGCTTAACAACAACGAGATGATGGTTGAAATGGAAATTCCATTTGAGCCTGATAGTCTTGCAGAGATGGTTCAAAGCTATTTCCAGCAAGCTAAAGAATATCGAGTTGATGAAGAGCAGATTTGGAAAGAAGCACACGATGCGTTTAGGTCTACACATCCTGAGCGCATTGATGCTGTTCATAGCTTAGCGCAAAAGCGTGGAGTTTTTATTCATCTGGTGAGGCGCAGAGTCAATAGCGCAAAAGTCAAAATATCCTCTTTGTTATTCGAGTCTGGGAAAGTCCCATTCGATATTACCCCAAACTTGAAGCCTAAGTTCATATCTCCTGATCTTGCTCAGTTACCTCCAGAGCTTATGTATGAAGAGGTAAAGATGAGAGCAGAGCGAATGGAAAAGGAGATAAGAGATGTACTCACTAAAAGTGATTACGTGGGTGTAATTAATGATTCGATATTAGAGATGTGCTTATATGGGACTGGTTGTACAAAAGCTGTAGTCCTTAAAAACCACAACTACCCAGTCTATAAGACAGCGAAAGAAGATCCTATTCTAGTAGAAGCTGAGGACTTTATTGAATCAGAGCTCATCCCGATGGTTGAGTTTGTCTCTTGTTGGGATTTATTCCCCACTCCTGAAGCGACAAGTATTGAAAATGCAGATTGGGTAATTCAGAGAGCATTTTATTCACAACAAGAATTAAGAAACCTTTCTGACCAAAATGGTTTTATCCCAGAAGCAATAGAAGAAGCAATCTCTACAGGCAGTGGTATTGAATACGGATCAGATCAGTCAGAGTCTCCTGTCAGGTATAATAGAAACAGGGGAGAAAGAATTAAAAAGTTTCAGGTTCTTGAGATGTGGGGAGAGTTTCCCATAGAAGATCTTGAAAAGTACATGGATATTCCTGAAGGAATAAAAGCAAACCTTTCAGTTTGTGTAACAGTTTGTGGTGGTAAAGTAATACGTGTGGTTATGAATCCTTTTGATGGAAGGATTCCTTACGACATGTGTTATTGGGAAAGGAACCCTGAGTCTATTTGGGGGGATGGCATTTATTTTAGCATTAGGGATCTTCAAGACATCACCAACTTTGCCTTTGCTCAAATGGTTGAAGGTAAAGCTCTTGCCTCTAATCCAATGTCTGTCATCGACCCCCAAGCTTTTGATGATGGTGAAGACTTGGAAGATATACGACCTGGCAAAATGATACGTGTACGCCCAGGAAACGATGTCAACTCAGCTTTTCGCCCAGTCATTATCCCAGATGTTACATCAGGATTAGATAATTTAATACAGATGGTTGAGAGACAGGCTGATATTGCATCAGGCCAGTCAGCGATAGGGATGGGGGAATCATCTGCTTATCAAACGAAAACAGCTACTGGGATGAGCATCCTTCAGTCTAACAGTAACAAGTTGACAGCAGAAGTTGTTCGTTCTGTAAGCAACATGATCAGTAAAAATGTGCAAGCAGTCTATCACTGGTTGATGGCTGATAGTGATGACCTAATGATTAAAGGTGATTATGATGCACAGTCTACAGGGTTTATGCAGTATGTTGCGAAGGAAGTACACAATACTCAGTTACTAAATCTTTTAAACATACTTGGACAAAATCCAGATCTTAGGGCTCACGTTAAGATGAATGCTTTGGTTCGCCCAATCTTTAGGGCTTTTTCACTAGACCCAGAAGGAATGGTGATGACTCCAGATGAAAAGATTGAAGAAGATCAAATGCAGCAACAAATGGCAATGCAGCTTAAGCAATATGAAGAAGAAAGTAAGATGAACCAAAGTGTTTCTGATGCACTTCTTAAAGAAAAAATGGCTGTATCTGCTGATCAAAGAAAAGCAGACATGCGTGAGCGTGAGATTCTTATGAGTCAGGGTAATGTACTCTCAAGACCTACAGATTATGAAAATGATTCTATTCTGCTCAAAGAGCAAAAGATGCAAGAGCAGGAGCAAGAGATTATGGCTGAGATGCAGAATCAATCTCAGGATGCAGAATTAGATCAAATGGAGCAGGAGCTCGAAAATATGGAGCAAGCTGGGGCAAGAATACCGACTACCCCTGCGGAGGGATCACCTGCGCCCATTAACTAAACCAGATTCTGGCGCGATTGCCAGATTAGACTCTGACCCTCGGTGGTTGGAGTTTGTTAAGTTTATAGAGTCTGAAGTGAATGAAAAACTTAACCTCCTTGGTACGAGAAAGTTGGTCACAGAAGACGATGTAGCAAAAGCCAATGTGATGATTGGTGAAATAAAAGCTTTGCGAGAAATCGCAGAGACACCCGCTAAACTAGCGGATAGGGAGATAAAGGGTCTCCCATCTGGATAGCATGCTAACCCAGGAACCATGAAGGGATAATGGCAGAACAAGAACAACAGGAATTTACAGCTAGTTGGGAAGAAACACCTGAATACGGAAACAACGAACCCCCCGTACCCGCAGAGGAAACTCCGCAGATCGAGGCGCAGGTTGAGGAAACCGTAGCCGAAGAGGTTGAAGAAGAGGTTGAAGAAACTGAATCGGATACTGATTGGCAAGACAGGTATAAAAATCTTGAACAATCACATTCTAGGCGTGGGAACGAGCTTCATAAACTGAAGCAAGAACAAGACGCTGCACGACTGGAAAAACTTGAGATGCAACAACGCATGCTTGAGTTGGAACAAAAGGTAAAGGATGTTGATAGTTTACGAGAACAAGTTGACAGCAAACCTGACCCACTTGATGAAAGTATTTTCTACACAGATGAAGAGAAACAGGTTCTTAAAGACTACCCAGAGTTATTGGGGGTTGCTAAGAAAATGGCTCAACGTGAGGCTCAAATGTCATTTCGTAAGATTGACACCAAGCCTACACAAGAAGATGTGTTTAAATACGAAGAAATGCAAAAAGAGGTGGATGAGTTAAAAGCTCATATACGTCTGGAGCAGGCTAAGGCTGAACTTGATCGAAGGATTACACCTGACTGGAGAGTAATTGATGAAAACCCGAAGTTTTTTGATTATGTCAATAAATCCCCATTGCTTACACAAGCAATGAATCACGGTACTTTGGACGAGAAGGCAGAGGTATTTAAGATGTATATGGATTCCGAGGAAGGCCAGAAGATCTTAGGTAAGGTAGAACAGCCCTCCCCTACTCAAACCCAAAACGATGACCGTAGAAAAGCAGCCCAGGGATTAGTCAGGGGCCAAACTCGTGATACCAAACCTACGGGTTCGTTATCTATAGATGAAGAGTGGGCAAAAGCTCCTGAATATCAATGGGGTACATAAACCACTAATGTTCAATATAGGATAATAAAATGGCAGTTCAACCATATCAGGCTGGAACAAACGGTGGCACTGGGGTTCTCTCATCGACTTCGGGATACGGGGCGAAATATGGTGAGCTTAGTGCAGCCGATGCGTTCACTATTCAAAAGAAGTTTCTTGCAATCAGCAAGCAACTCATTACCATGGCTCGTTTTGCACAAAAAGATACCAAGCCTTTGAATGAAGGAAGGGATATCAGGTTTCGCAGATATGAGCGTTTTGCTGTAAACACTACTGAAATCAGCGAAGGAGTTACTCCTACAAGCGATAGTCTACAGCAGACTACAATCAAAGCCACTTTAGCTCAGTACGGAGCTTGGGTTCCTGTGACTGATGTTATGTTGGCCTTGTCAACTGATCCCATTGTAGCTCAGATTACTGAGCGTCAAGCCATTCAGATGGCAGAGCAGATGGATACTTTGGCTTACAATAAGTTCAAAGCCACCTCATCTGTTTTCTATCAGGATGGTTCCACATTTGATGGAGGGTTTTCCGCAGTTGATAAAGCAATTGGTGGTAATACCGCTTATGTAGCACCAGGAGGAAGTGGGACTGATGCTAAGATTTTGGCTGCGGTAGTTCGTTTCTTGGAAAAGAACAACGCTCAAAAAATTTCTCAGGTGATTAAGCCAACTTCTGGCTACAACACCGAACCAGTAGCTGAAGGTTACTTCGCTATTACACATCCGGACGCACGTGCTGATATTGAGGCAATGCCAGGGTTTACCCCGATTGAGAAGTACGCTTCTTATGGTGCTGTAATGGCAGGGGAGATCGGTAAGGTAGGTCTGATTAGATTTATCGCTACCACACTTGCCACGCCTTATGAGCAGTCAGAGCAGACTGGAAGCAGCACTGCAAATTCTTTACGAACAAATGCTGATGGTAATGTCAAAGTCTACACAACTCTTGTGTTCGCTCAGGATGCTGTTGGTTGTGTAAGCTTGTCTGGACAAGACAGCGTTGTCCCAAAGGTGATTAGCCCAACTCCTTCAAGTGAAGATCCACTTGGACAGAGGGGCGCGGTGGGATATTCCTACCATTACACCTGTCTCGTGCTCAACGATAATAACATGGCTCGTATCCATCACGGTGTAACTAACGTAGGTGGATGACCAACCAGGAATCGGGGGAAAGAATCGTTATTATTAATGATTCTTCTCCTGATTATTCGTTGATAAGGATCACGAAAAGTGATCTTGAAGTACACGGCAAGATTAATCCTCACTTCAGTAAGGACATCTTGCTACCAAACTATTCTCTCCCCACCAAGATTCGGGTGGTATGCCAGGAGCCTTTTGGGGAGGGAGTATTCATTTCAGTGGGGAGGGTCTCGCCATTCCGAGAGCCTGGGTTTTTTATAAACGAAACTGAATTGGAATCTCCAAAAGAATTAAACTCAAAAATAACTTCTTTGTTTATCCCACTAGATCCCAAAGCTGGGTATCTAAGGCTGGAGATGCACTGCAAGAAAGACCCAATAGGTGGGTTGTTGTGGTGTGAAACAGAGTTCAGATTTCCAACAGAAAGGTACTGATGTCTACACTACCAAAAATAAAAAGCAAATCTGGTAACAAACATTTGGATGATGCTCTAAATTTAGAGTTTGGAATTCCTGTCACAGACAAGTTAGCAATACCAGTAGAGAAAGATTTAAAAAATGTTCCTGAAGGCTATGCTGTAATTGTACTTGATTACGGTGATCAGCCAGCATACATGTATCCTCAACCAGTTGCTGTAGGTGGGGAAACTATTTGGATTCCTAGGGCATCACGAAGAGCTATCCCAATGTCATACTTGGAAGCATTGCTTGGGTGTAAAGAAACAGAATTATTTCAAGCAAAGCCAGGAGTGACTGGGGTTGAGTATGAAAAGAATCGTTTTAACGTTCAGATCCTCAAACTCCCAGAAGGTAAAGCCCAAGAGATTAAATCAAAGAATCAGTCAATTCGTGATAAAGCAGAACAACAACAGATACACGTTGGATAGTAATGACTATTGAAGTTGCAGGTGAAAAGTTTAGCGGTTATAACAAACCCAAACGAACTCCAAAGCATCCCAAAAAAAGCCATGCTGTAGCAGCGAAAGAAGGGGATAAGGTAAGGCTTATTCGTTTTGGTCAGCAAGGTGTACGGGGTGCAGGGAAGAACCCTAAGTCAGCAAAAGACAAAGCAAGGAAAAAAAGCTATTATGCTAGACACAATGCTCAGGGCAAGCCTACAACTAAGCTTTCAGCAAAATACTGGTCGCATAAAGTAAAGTGGTAATATGTCCAAAAACGTACCGAATAATCCATCATTGTGGAGCCGTGTAAAAGCTCAGGCTAAAGCCAAATATAAGGTTTACCCCTCCGCTTACGCGAATGGCTGGGCAGCACGCGAGTACAAGAAACGTGGTGGAACGTGGAGAACCAAAACATCTTCTAAGAAGAAAAAGTAATGCCTTATAGCAAGTATAGTAAAAAGCAAAAAAAGTTGGCTGCTGTAGCTCCACCCAGAAAGAAAATCACTGGGGCAGACCTAAAGGCGTTGAGCAAAAAGAATGGCAAGAGCAAGAGGCGGTCTAAGTAAATGGTTTAAAGAAGAGTGGGTAGACATCTCCAGAAAGAAAAAAGGAGGTGGACACCCGCCATGTGGAAGAAAGAAAGCAAAGACTTCGAGTAGTGGATATCCTAAATGCGTCCCAAAAAGTAAGGCCAGCAAGATGTCTGCTTCTCAGAAAAAGAGTGCGGTACAGCGTAAGCGTGCCAAACCACAGGGGGTAGGAGGGAAACCAACCAATGTTAAAACTTTAGTTAAGAAAAGGAAATGATGTACGGAACCCCAATGAAAAAGAAGAAAAAGAAAACAGGTGTCATGAGTTATATGAAGAAGCCTGTTCGTGGTACTAAAAAGACCATGATGAAAAATGGTGCTAAAAAAACCATGATGAAGAAAAAAACTAAATAATGACTCGTAAAGACCTGAGACAAAGAGTCGAGAGACTTTTACAGGATAACGAAAACAAGCGGTGGTCGGACTCTGAGATTAATGGGTATCTTGATGATGCTCAGACAGAGTTTTGTAGATTATCTAAAGTACCCAAAGTTTCTGTTGTTCAGAATCTTGTTGATGTAACAAAAAGGTTTACGTCAGCAAGTCTCTCTATCTCAAGCAAGACTGTCACGGTAACGCTTGGGGGCTCTGACACCCACACATTAGTTGAGAATGATTCAGTATTAATTACTGGGAGTTCTAACAATGACATAAACGGGGCTCAGGTTATTACGTCTGCGACATCAGGGACGAACACGTTTTCGTTTGTTCTTGATAATGCTAGCTCAGGGACTGAGACAGGGATAACCGTACTTGAGACAGGCCCATTCATAGACACACCGTCTTCCATTCTAGAGTTGCAGTCTGTTTACTTGGACGACCGTGAACTAGCGATTTATACGGAGTCTCAGTTAAACAATGTTTCTAATCGTAATAATTCATCGGGGAGATATTTGCAGACTGTCCTTGGGGCTACTCCTCACCCCTTTAATAACATGTCACTGTATAGAAGCAGTAAATGGAAAAAGGTAGAGGGTGAGATTGAAGGTATAATAATTTCAGAAAGATCTGCTAGCTCTTTTAGATTGTTTCCACTTCCTAGTAAAGAAGAGCATGTATATTTTGATAAAGATGCCAGTGCAAAAGTTTCTCTCAGACTTGTTGTCAGAGGTGTAAGAGATCCTGATAACTTGTCTACAGACACTTCTGTCCCTTCTATACCAGAGCAATATCAGGAAGGGTTAGTGTTTGGTGCTCTTGAAAGAGCATATCTAAAAGAGTCACAACTAAGAAATGTAGAAAAGTCTGGACTATATAAGACTAAGTTTATGAACTATGTGAGCGATGCGATTAGGAATGAGAATCTTAATTCAACATCGATTACAATGGGAAGAAACCAGGCACAGCTTAGAGTTTACAGATAATGGGTAAAGCAGGTAAATACAACATTGTAATAGAAGAAGGTTCTACTTTTGGGTTGGATCTTCTCTATAAAGACTCTTCTGGTGATAGACAAAATTTATCCTCGTATACAGGAAGAATGCAGATCAGAGATTCTCCTGGTGGGGATTTAATAGATAGTACAGATTCAAATATAAGAATAGGCCATAAAGTACAAAATGGAACATTTGTAACATCTGGTTTGGGTGATGCTACGACCACCCATCAATCTAATATTTCCATAGAAATATTTGCAGCACACACAGCAAACTATGATTTTGAAAAAGCTTTCTACGACATAGAAATACAATCAGGAAATCATGTAGAAAGAGTCATAGAAGGTAGTGTCACTCTCAGTAGAGAAATAACTCAATAATGGGAAACACAGTAACAGTAAATACTACGACTAATGTTGTAGAAGTAAAATCACCTGGGACACCAGGACCAGCAGGATCAGGTTATATTCTCCCTATAGCAACCTCATCTGTTCTTGGGGGTGTTAAGGTAGGGAGTCGCTTGACGATTAACTCATCGACTGGGGTTTTGGATGCTAACGACCAGTCCTATACCTTACCCACAGCAAGTTCCTCAGTTCTTGGGGGTGTCAAGATTGGGAGTGGACTTACTATGGATTCAAACACTGGGGTTCTGACAGCTAATCCTGGTGGTTATTCTCTACCTATTGCTTCTTCATCAGTTTTGGGTGGTTTTAAGGTTGGCCTCAGACTTTCAATAAATTCTACTACTGGGGTGTTGGATGCTGCTGACCAAAGTTACACATTGCCCCCAGCAACAAGTTCAAGCTTAGGTGGTATAATAGTTGGGAGTAACTTGTCTGTGACAAATACTGGGGTGTTGAGTGCTAATGCCCAGTCATTAACACCTGCAACATCATCTGCTCTGGGTGGGATTAAAGTAGGCAGTAATCTCAGTATTACATCTGATGGGACACTCAGCGCAGCAAGCTCTTATAGCCTCCCAATAGCAACATCTAGTGTACTTGGTGGTATTAAAATTGGTCAAAGACTTACGATCAACTCTTCTACTGGGGTACTCGATGCAGATGATCAAAGTTACACACTCCCGATAGCCACATCATCAGCACTTGGAGGAATCAAAGTTGGGGCAAGACTTACAATCAATTCCTCAACAGGAGTGCTTGATGCAAATGATCAAAGCTATACTCTTCCCACTGCAAGTAGCTCCGCATTAGGTGGGGTAAAGGTAGGGACAAATCTGACGATAGACGGGAACGGGGTATTGAGTGCAGGCCCAATAGCTCTTACTACAGTACAGACCGCTTCTAGCCAATCTGCGATGTTGGCCCTTACCACGCAGGAAGGTGATGTGGTTGTCAGATCCGATCAAAAGAAGACATACATGCACAATGGAGGTTCTGCGGGAAGCATGTCTGACTTTACTGAGCTACAAACACCTGACGATGCAGTAACAAGTGTTAATGGTCAAACGGGTGTTGTCAGTCTTACAATTCCATCAGGTAATATTGTTGATGATACTTCTCCACAACTTGGTGGGAACCTTGATGTAAATAACCAGGATATTGTAACTACCTCAAATGGTAATATTGATCTTGACCCAAACGGTAGTGGCAAGGTTGTATTTAAGGGAAATGCTACTAAAGGCTCAGGTCAGTTTGTTCTTAACTGCGAAAATAATTCGCACGGCATAATTGTTAAAGGACCACCCCATAGTGCAGGAGCTAGCTATACACTGACACTACCAAACAACACTGGCTCATCAAATCAAGCATTATTAACAGACGGAAATGGAGTTCTGTCTTGGGGTTCAGTTAGCTCGCTTCCTTCTCAATCAGGTAATGCAAACAAGGTACTGACAACTGATGGGACTAATGCTGCTTGGGACGAGTATGAAGGATCAGTTCTTAACCAAACAATATCAGCATCTAAAACAATTCCATCGGGTAATTCATTCGTAATTGCAGGCCCAGTAACTGTAGCGTCAGGTCAAACACTAACCGTCAGTGGGACAATGAAGGTAATATGAGTTTAGTATTCACTCCCGAAGGTACACCCGCCTCACCACAAGAAGGCGAAGTTTATTACGACAGCACCGCAGACAAACTAAAGGTGCGGGATGCTTCTGCTTTTAGGGAGGTAGTTTCTAAGAATAGCAGTGGTGAGATTGATGGTACGTTTAATGGGGCAATGAACACTGGTTCAATAGGCTCAAATGTTACTGGTTTTACTGGAATTAAAATGTACGATAATTGGAGGCTTGCTGCCAATCTGAGCTCATTAGCAACTCCAATAACTTCAAATATTGAAAGAAATGATACGGCTAATGCTGGTTTTATTGGGTCAGCGATGACAGTAAGTAGTGGAATTTGGACTTTCCCCCAAACTGGTATTTATCTGATTGGTTTTCACGCTCAATTTTATCTAAACGCCTCTGCACAATACTTAGGATTTGAAATTAAAAGTGTGATAAGTGGTTCAACCCAGACCCTGGCAAATGGGTATGGTTATATAAACAGAACAAATTCAGCTAGCACTTATGGTAATGCGGATGTATTTGCTTCTTTTGACGTTACAGATACCTCTACTCATAAAATTAGATTTGATTATGATGAGGCGGGTAGTAATACGGCTGCTTTATGGGGTAGCACTACTTTTAACGGAACGCACTTCACATTTATGAGATTAGGGGATACATGATAAGAGATTATCTACAAGAAGCCTTAATGTTATTATTACCTGAAACACCTAATTGGTATAGTTGGGCTAAAACTGATTCTGATGGAAATAAAATTCCTAATGATCAACGGATGCAGACAAAGTATGTCATTGTTGAAGAATCGCATATTGGGAAAGTAACAAGGCCAACGGATAAACAAATAAACGATAAGGTCGCAGAACTTAAAGCAGACGATGTAGCTAAAAAATACCAACAAGATCGCATTTACCCACCGATTGGAGATCAGCTTGATGCACTATACCACGCAGGCGTTTTCCCTAAAGAAATGGCAGACAAACTAAAGGCCGTGAAAGACGCACATCCCAAACCAGAGTAAACCATGCCTTCAGTATTTAAATACAACGGAAACGAAATTATTGATAGTAGTGGAAAGTTAGGTGCTTCCACAATGGATGCAAACCAAGCGTGTGTAAAAACAGCATTAAACGCAACTGGGTCTGCCCCAATTTATGCTTGCAGGGCATGGGTGAGATTTCCTTCAAGTTCTACAATAACCGCTTCAGGTAACGTCAGCAGTATAACTGACCATGGGGTTGGAGACTTCACAATTAATTTCACAACTGCAATGCAAGACGCAAATTATGCCGTAACAATGATGAGCGGAGATGATGGTTCAAGTGAAACATTATATGGGGCTATGTTTGGTGCTAGTTCATCAAGACTAGCAGGTTCATTCAGATTTAGAATCATAAGAACCCATCATCAAGCAAGCGCCACAGATGACGCAACTTACATTGGTCTAGCAATATTTCGATAAAGGAAAAAATGGAACAACGAATTATTTTTCCAGAAGAAACAGGAATCGCAGTAATAATCCCAAGTGGAGATTTATCGGTTGAAGCAACTGCATTAAAAGATGTTCCTAGTGGGGTTAAATATAAAATTATAAATGCTTCAGATTTACCACAAGAACGTGATTTTAGAAATGCTTGGGAATATGATTTTAATGAAAGTTTTGATGGAGTAGGTGCATGAGCATTACGATCAATTTAGATAAGGCCAAAAATATTACTAAGGAACGTCTTAGGATTGAACGAAAACCTTTGTTAGAAGCACAAGATATTTTGTTTATGCAAGCACAGGAAGCAGGGTTAGACACAACGTCAATCGTAGCAGAAAAGCAAAGGCTTAGAGACATAACTAATGCAGTCAATTCCTGCACTACTACTGATGAACTAAAAGCATTGTCATGTGAGGCATAATGGCATCCGAACTTAAAGTAGACACGATTAAACATACGAACAATACCAGTGCGATCACCCTGGATGCGTCTGGGAATATTACATTAAATGGCGAATTTTCAGGTTACTCCCATTCGTTAAGCCACAGAAATATGGTGATTAATGGGGCGATGCAAGTGGCACAAAGAGGCAACGTAACTGGAAAAACTTCAGCAACTTATGGTGGGCCAGATAGATTTAAAACGGAAATTAACGCTTTAGGTACTTGGAGTATAAGTCAAAATACAACGAACACACCAACGGACAAAGGTTTCAAAAATTCACTTAAATTAGAAATAACAGCTAATGCTGAGTCTAGTATAGGAGGAGCTAGTGATTATGTTAATCTACAACAGCGTTTTGAAGGTCAAGATTTACAACATATTAGAAAAGGTACTTCAGAAGCAAAACAAGTAACTTTATCCTTTTGGGTAAAGTCAAATGTAACTGGAAACTATAATATTGAATTAACAGATGTTGATAATTCAAGACACGTTACAGCTCTTTCGACAATAGATTCTGCTGATACTTGGGAATATAAAACACATACATTTCCTGCTGATACAACAGGGGCATTTGATAATGACAATGGTCAAAGTTTAAGAGTTTTGTGGTGGCTTGCCACTGGAACTACATTTACAAGTGGGTCAAGACAAACAACATGGGGCAGTACATCTAATGGTGATAGGGGCGTAGGCAATGCAAACTTAGCTAGTGCAAATAATAATTATTATGAAATCACAGGAGTTCAACTAGAACTTGGCAGTAAAGCAACTCCGTTTGAGCATAGAAGTTTTGCAGATGATTTAAGAAAGTGTGAGCGTTATTATCAAAATAGTTTCAATGACGGAAATATTCCTGGCACTTCAACATCTTTAACAGATTCAGTAATTACAACTGGTTGGAACGATGGTAATGCTCCTTTTGCAAATCCTTTTCGCACAGTTATGAGGTCTGCACCATCTGCAACAATTAGACCAAGAAATTCTACAACAACTGGACAAATAAACAATGGAGGTACTTTTAGAACTGCCGTTGCATCAGATATAGGCAATAAAGGTGTTTCCTATATAGCTGTAACTTCAGGGACTGCAAATGTTTATAATGCTTACTCATACGAACTTAATGCAGAATTATGAGAACATTTAAAAACGCAAAATATATAAAAGATGTATATTCTCCTGAAAGCAAGCTAGTAGGAGTAAACGTAACAATTGATGAAGTTGTTTGTACGATCCCACTAGACCCCGCAAACACAGACTACGCAGAAATCATGCAACAAGTAGAAGCAGGGGAATTAACAATACAAGAAGCGGATAGTGAGTAATGGCAACAATATCCTTTAAAGACGGAATGGTGCATAACACGCACCAAATCACCGATACAGTCGGAGTATCTGCTAATGAGCGAGCCATGCTTGTTGGCCCAATCGAATTAACTTCGACAGGCACAATTAACCTGACGGGTAGTCTAACTGTACTGCATGAACTAAACATCAACGGCGGCACAGTTAATGTTCAAACTGGCGGAACCCTGGACGTAAGATGAGCACATTAACATTAGGTGGTAGTACATTAGCGAACAAGACAGGTAGTGTTCTGTCTTTGGACAGTGGGGTTACTTTCCCTTCGGGAAACATACAGCAAATTCAATCAGTAACTTGCACTTCCCAACAAGACTTTACAAGTGATACGCCAACAGCAGTAACTGGTTTTAATAAAGCAATAACAGTAGGTAAAACAGGAAGCAAAATTTTAGTTACATTGAATTTAGTTGGTTGGGGTACGAGTAATACAAACAGTGGAAATAGGTGCTACACAAAAATAACAGAATCAGTAACATCTTTAGATTATTGGATTTCTGACATTGATGGTTGGACTAATACATCAGTAAATCAGTTCCATACGCTTACTTTTTATTATTTACATACTCATGGTCAAAATGCTGGTACAGCATTAACCTATACACCAAAATTTGCAAATGGATCTGGTGGATCTAATGGAACAAAATTTAACTATTACTATGCAGGTGCTCATGGTGGAAATAATAGAGAATCCTATATGTTACTAACTGAGTTGGCATAATGAATGATAATGATTTTAAAGTAGAAGCAATTGCTAGATTAGCACCTAATGTTGGGTTTGCTTATAATGAAAAAGATGGAATTTTCCAATGGGAATCTGATACTGCAAAACCTAATAAAGATCAAATTGAACAAAAAGCATTAGAAGTAAAAAAAGAGTACGATGCACAGGAGTACGCCAGAAATCGATCATCTGAATACCCAACGTGGCAAGAACAAATGGACATGCAGTATTGGGATGCAATCAACGGAACTAACACATGGCAGGAAGCAATCGAAGCCGTGAAAACTAAATACCCAAAAGGTGAATAATGCCGGGGATTCTTAAATTAGAAGGTACTAACATCGCAACAGGCGATGGTAATGGGGCAGTTACGCTTGGTAGTGCGGTTACAGTGCCTGCATCTATTGGTGGTACGATGATTTTTTTAGAAAAATTTACTGCATCAAACACCGCAGAAAAGATATTTAATCTAGATTCTTTTACTAGCTACAATACTTATGTTTTTTCTTTAAACGGACTTATATCTGTTGCTGATGATGTAACTTTTTTAATGCAAGTTGGAACATCGAGTAGTAGTTTTTTTAGTTCAGGTGGTGATTATAGATTTGCAAGTTCGCACCCATATTTCGATGGATCTACAGCAGGTGGACCTTATGTAGATACAGCTCAGGCATCTTTGGCTATAGCCCCAAATTTGGGGAACAATGCTGGATATGGTATTAACGGAACTATCAAACTATTTAATCCCACAAGCTCATCGCTTAAAACAAGTGTGAGAGGTGAAATAGCATCATTTAATAAAGATGAATTCGTACAACCTAGAGCCTTTGCAGGCTATAGATTAGCAACAACGGATGATGCTTATGTAAAAATTAAATTTGATGGTACCTCTATTGCCTCAGGAACTATTACATTATATGGAATAAAAGATGCCTAGATTTCGACACATAACAGGATTAGGTAATGTCCAGTTTACCCCTGAAGAAGAAGCAGAAGCAGATGCCCAAGCACTCGCTGTCGCAGAATATAGAAGACTTAATGAATACAAGGACAAAAGGCAATTGGCCTACCCAAGTTATGCAGATCAACTCGACACGATCTACCATCAAGGATTAGACGCTTGGAAGGCAGAGATTAAAACAATCAAAGACAAGTATCCAAAGCCATGACTTTAGAAGAATGCGATAGAGAAATACAAATAACACAGAAACAAGCCACAGACTTGTCTGTGAAACTACAACAGTTAGTTGGGTACAAGCAGGCATTGATGGATATGTCTGATAAAAAGGGAGGTTCTTCAGAAGATGGGGAGAGGGTATTAAAAGCAATGGGTGGAAACCCAAAATGAAACTGGCTTATAGATACCTATCTCAAAAAAACAACACTGCTGTCTCTCTTTATATTTTTGGGTTGGGAGATTAACAGTGCAGTCACACTTCTTAAGTCAGATGACTTGAAGTGTATGGCTTTAAACATTTACCATGAGGCTAGGAATGAGAGCACTGCTGGGAAAGTTGCAGTTGCACAAGTTGTTCTCAACAGAGTTAAATCCTCTCGATTCCCTTCCAACGTTTGCTCTGTCATCTATCAAGGGAAGCACAAGGGAGGACATCCTGATTTACATAGGTGTCAGTTTAGTTGGTATTGCGATGGTAGGGGTGACAGCCCTCGTGATTTACTTGCTTACAATAATGCTAACGAGATAGCTCAGTGGATTTTGATAGCAGGAAAATGGATACCAGATATAACAGATGGGGCTCTATATTATCATGCAGATTATGTAAGCCCTAAATGGAGTAAGTACAAAAAGAAAACAGCAAAAATAGATACACACGTTTTTTACCAATAACAAGTTACAGAGATTATGGATCATCACTTTCCTTCTCATACACCAACACAACCACAAAGTATTATGGAAGTAGAATCTTTACTAATGTTGGTTGAGAGAATAGGCTTGCCAGCAGTTATTATTGGGATTATGTGTTGGTATATATTTAAAACTCAGCAAAGCCATAAAGAAGAAATAATTCGATGGGAAGAAAAAGATACTAGGGGGGACGAGAGGCTCATTGATGTAATCAAAGAGCAGAATAAACAAAACAGCATTACTTCGGATGCAGTCAACGGATTGAGTATAGCATTCAAAGATGTTGCTAAAACCAACGAACGTCTCTCTATGGAGATTAAAGGGATGGCAGAAGCGTTGATATCCTCTAAACGATAATGGCTAAAGAAACAACTACCACAGTTAAAGAAACTCCAGATCCACCAAAACCGTCAAAACCAGCTATGACGGTTAATGAAAGGATACAAGTGAGCAGGTTCATAGCTAGATTTTTCATCGCTATGAGTGCTCTAGCGATATTCGCATACATCGTACATGTTATGCTTGGTAGTGCTACCGAGCTTCCTGTATCGAGCAAAGATCTCCTGAACATTTTGATAGGGGCTTTCATCCCGATCATTGCTGGGATAGCAAAATTTTATTTTGAAAGTGGGGGCGATTTACATCAGGAGGAGGAGAAGAATCCAATCCCACCACCTAAGAAGGCAGACGAAGATGCTTAATTGGTTGAAACAATTGTTTAGTAAACCCTTAGATAAGGTCGATGATATGATACCACCTGTACTTATGACAATGGCTGCGAACTTTGTGATGGATTTAGTCAAAGACAAAGCTCAGTCACTAGCTTCGGAGCATATTGAGAAAGCTCTTGATAATGCCCCAAAGGAGCTCAAAGAAGCCCTGGATAAAGCAGTCAATGATGACGATGCACACGAACACAAATCATTAATGGATTTGATTAAGTGAAGCTTACCAGGAACTTTTCACTAAAAGAACTCACTGCCTCTTCCTCAGCGAAGAGGCTTGGGATCAAGAACGAACCTAGTCATGAGCACATCGCTGCTTTGACTGCGTTATGTGTTTGTATTCTCCAGCCTGTGAGGGAGGCGCATGGTATCGTAACCATCAATTCTGGGCTCAGAGTCCCTGAACTGAATGCTGTCATAACGGGCAACCCAAAGTCTCGTAGCCAACACCAATATGGCGAAGCTGCGGATTTTGAGTGTATTGGGGGAATCAGTAACTATGATCTAGCAGTTTGGATTAGAGACAATCTGGAGTTTGATCAACTGATATTAGAATACTTCAACCCAAAAGAAGGACCGAACTCTGGTTGGGTTCATTGTTCTTACAGACGTTTGGGTGAAAATAGAAAAGATGTTAAAACAGCACTGGAGGGGCCTGGGGGTAAAGTGAAGTACGAATCAGGTCTACCAGATGGCTAAGTTTAGCATAACAAGTTTTTTAAAAGGAATTAACACTAGGGTCAACAAGTTTAGAATACAGTCTGATGAGTCTGTTAATTCTGAAGATGTTGACCTTTCTAACCTAGAGATCAAACCACAAAAAGGTTTGGATTCTAGCGATAGCACCTTTGATGCAATCGACTATAAGTTCAAGGGCTATAACGTAACTGATGCAACAGCCGAAAAGTTTACAGAGGCTGGAGACTATCTTATAAAATCATACTCTAATGCTGATGCAGAATTTGATCGCATTTGGTATGACTCTTCTGGTAATTCTCAGGGACTTGTTGGGAGCTTAGATCTCGGAGTTCCTTCACAACCACCTACTCCTTCTTCTTCTATTGTATCCTCTGGATCTGCTGGGGGTACAGCAGAAGCCTATAGCGTAGTTAAGACATCCTCATACAGTAGCGCAACAGTTAACTCAAATGCTGTTAATTCTAACTATGATTTCTTGCCATCAGGGAGCGCAACAAACCACACAACAAGTAGGCAGTTTACTTTGTTCCAAAGATACGGGAACACGGTCTGCATGTTTGATGCTGTAAACAAAAAGCTACGAAGAGTAGATGTCACGACAGGTAACGCTCCGTCAGGTAATGTAAATTCAGAAGTACCAATAACCTATGCAGATGAATACTTTTTTGTAGGAAGCTACTTCGTAGGTTTGGATTCTAATTACAATAATGTAAGTGTTGTAGTAGCAGCCACAGGTAATACATCAAACGATTATCCAATCAATGATGTTCCCACTGGGTATCAGGCTTATAACTCATCAAATTATACACCAGGAATCTCTTCACTAACTGAGATAGATAAAGATTTTCATGTTAATGATCAGTATCTTTTTGTATCTAAAAATTACAAACCGACTAGATACAGTTACGGTGCAAGAGAAACCACCAATAATAATACGGGGAGTTCATATTATTATCCATACAGTTATCCACGATTAGATAGACCTGTTATGTATATCTATTCTGATTGGATGCGACCTGCTGCTTCAAATACTGTTCATGACGTACACATGGATTCTAATATTACAGAGAATATAGCTCCTGGCTGGCTGTATTTTGGAGGATATTATGAAGGCCAGTATTATGGGAGTGGTAGATATGTTTATATGAATGGTGCTCAAACAAATCACCCTGGTAGTGAGTATCTTTTTTTTGATATTGGTGGTGTTCAATACACATGTATGATTGTCAGTTACCTTGAGGCATATGGTTATGGTGGTGGTACGACAATAAGAGATGTTGTTGCAAGCCCATCAAATTTTACTAATTATGCTTATTTGTGGAGATTACAAAAATTACATCAATGTTGGATATCCCCAATTAACCCAGGCACAACAACTTCTGGATCTAATTTTATTGGGAATACAGAAATATATGCTAGAGCAATAACTGGGGTCAGTGGGACTTTTACGGATCAAGGTGATCATACTCCAGGCACATATAATAATGTACCTCTTATAGATGCTTCTGGTAACTATACTCACGGTGGTGGGACAAGTGGGTATCCTAGATATTCAGGACAAAATACACCCACCATTACGAACACAATGCCAGGTAGCAGTAGTAGTGCTCAGTATGGATTTGGAGCATTAGCAACTGTTGTTGTGAATTCAAGTGGTAATATACAGAGTGTCACAATAACTGATGGAGGTAGGGGTTGGAAAGTAGGTGATGTTTTTGAGATTCCCACATCATCAGGGGTTCCGCACTATAGCGGTTTCAGTAGTGGGAATGTGGCAATAGGAGGATCTGTTGGGGCTTACGGAACAGTTACATCAGTAGATAGCACATTTAAAGTAAACGTCCAGGGGGTAACAAATTATCAATTGGATTTATCAACTGGACAAATACAAACATATACAAGTGCTAATTCTGGTGGTAATACACAAAATGTCGTTCCTAGATCTCATACTTGGCTATATCCAGGTTTATCAAAATCTATGGGAAGTATAACCAAGCTAGATTTATCAAGTGGCTCAAAAACATTTAAATCATTTTCTGATAACGTTACTGACATTCCTCAGCAATATGGTAATTGGGGGTCACGATATGGTCAGGGGGGTATTAATACATACAAGCCTAAGTACCCCGTAAATAATAGATTGAATGGCGCAAACTACCCACCTGCCAGAGACAATTTTTTGCTTGCTGAAAAAAATTACAGTTATACAGCAGAATCAAGTTCGTACTATGTAAACTCAAATAATTGGGGAACTGTACAAGCACCCATACACCTTGTTTCTGATATTGCGTCAGAGTTTAATAATTCAACATTCTCAATCCCAACATCAGCCCCATCTACATCTGGTGCTGGTAGCACTAGCGAAACTATACACAATAGTAGTGGTAATGCTTTATTAGATGGATGGTATACGATGGAAGCAAGTGGTGTTGCTTCATCAAATGATAGAGTGTTTAATAATCCTTTTGGTTCTTCATCAGTTAATGTTTACAGCAATATTCTTGCTTCAGGGGCGACTCAGTTTGGAACCATACAGGCCACGTTACAATTATCAAATAATGGTTATGACCTTGTAAGACAAGATGGTGCAAATGCAGTTTTCATAAATACAGGAGGTAACGGTGAAACTGTTAATGTGGTTAGTCTTCAGAACTTGTCTGTGAGCACTGGGACTCAGTTTTACGGTTATGGTACAGATGTAAAAGATATATATAAGGAAGGAAACTACGTTGTAGCAAAAGTAGACACTAATGAATCGTTGATAATAGACACTGCTAACGGCAACGAAGTATCCCCAATAAAACATTTGTTTGATTTTGTTACAAAAGTTGACACGAGCAACCTTCTTGTATATGGGATAAGGATATCTTCGCTTTCTAATCCAATAGCTTTTTACTTAACAAAAGCATATTTCTTTTTTAGACATGAGATTCTGGCCCTAGGTACTGGGGGAATTAGAGAAAATGAAACAAATAGCGCAAATACAAGAAACGTAGGTGTTGTATTTCAAGAGTACGCAAACAACGCAGCTACAAATGTCTATCATATAGGTTACACCTCTACGTCAGGCACATTCGATAGAACGCAGAGCACATATAACCTCGGCATCTCGACTACACGCAGACCTCAAATTACGGCTGACGCTTTTACTGAGCAATTTACCGCAACTTGGAACGGCTCAAATAAATTAACGGGAGTTCCTAATGCGAACATGTTCTCAACTATTATTGACGATTCTCTTTCCTTTGGTGGTGTATCGGCTGCAACGGTGTCTGGGTATAATAGTACAGATGAAATTACGGTTACTGGGGTTACTGGGTCACAAGGGAGTGGATCAGTTACAGTTACAAGAACAAGAAGAACTCACAGAAACAGAATATTTGTACCACAAGCAGCTTCATCAAACTTAGGTGTGCCATCACTCCCAGCATTTAGTTCCACTGGGAATTACTCTAATATAGATGAGATGATCACATTTGCTGATCTACCATCAACCGCTAAGTTTATACCTCATTCGAGATCGTCAAATGATAATGACTTCGTTAAGTCAGGATCGTTTTTCTTTAGTGCGGATTTAGACAGAAGGATTGTTGACCCATCATCTCCTGATCAAGATATTGCTGATAGTTCGTTTACTTTTGGAGGTGTAAATATTTACAACAATCAGGGTGCAAACATACCATTCCAATATAAGATCTCCTACCTCAGAGATATAAGAGCTACTACTGATATAGCTGGATCTACATCGAATGAGGCAGAACCAGTATTGATCGAAGGCCCAACATCAGGGGAAACAGACGCGAGAACTCTTAATGCTGTCACCGAATCTTTAGAACTATCTTCATTAGGATCTAATTTAGCTTCTGATATAGCAAAAGTAAGGGTTTACAGAGTAGGTGGGGATTATGCTGAATATTACTGGTTGGCAGATTTAAATGTATCAAATGGTTCCGTGTCTAATTACAGTGATATATCTTTAGAAGTTGGGTCAACATTAATTACACCCAATGATGCAACAAGTCCTATCGATGACAAGTTGACAAACATAGTCCAGGTCAATGGTTTGTTTGTCGGGAGCCATGGTAGTTATGTGTATTTTAGTGAGTTTGCAAACCCACATAGCTGGCCTGAAGATGGTAAGTATGAGATTGATGGGAATATAAACAACATCGTAGAGAGTGACGGAGAGGCAGTAATATTTACAGACAACGCTATATTCAGAGCGCGTGGCTTTTCTTACGACAATATCAATATCGCATCAATACCTCAAAGCCAGGGTGTGAGCTCATCAAATAAAGGATCGGTTACTAAATATCTGGGCTCTATATTTTTTATCTCTAATGATGGTCTTTGTGAATACAAAGCTGGAGTGGTTAGGTTGATATCTCAGGCTAAGTTTTCAAGCTTTCCTGCTATTACAACACCAAGATCTGTATTCAAGGATGGAGTTCTTTACATATTTGAGGGCTCATCCTCTGGGACAAACAAAGGAGTGAAGGTAGACTTCAGATTAGGTGAACCAGTCTTTAGTAGAATCAATCAAAAGGCAACAGTAAGAGCTTTATACAACCAAGCGAATGACACTCTATATGTGAAGAATGCTACAACTGCAACCACAGGTTCGTATGACGGATCAGGTTCTGATTTACCTGTACTTCATGAAAGTGGTGAGATCGGTTTTGGTGATTTCTATTCCACCAAAGCATTGTTCAAAGTCATTGTTAAATACAAGACATCACTCTCTTCTGGGTCTAATGCAACAATTAAGTTCTATGCAGATGGAAGTGGTTCTGAGTTCTTTACAGCAAGTCTGACAGATTCTACATCAGAAACGTGCTTGTACTTCCCATTGCAAAATTACGAGTTGCTTAAATACCTTAGATACAAAATTGAGGGTAAGGTTACTGTCTATGAGATCAACTATGATTTTGAGATGGCTGAATCTTTTGTCAACAAGTTGAGAATAAACTATGTAGATGTCCAGTATGTTGGTCAGCTAAAAGTAGATACTTATATAGATAATGGTATAGTTGATAGCAACCCCGTCTATGCGACTTCAGGGTCTACCAATCTACCAAGCTCTGGCTCATCTGTAAGAACAGTAAGGCTTTACTACCCTAAAGACACGACTGGGTATATACCACACATATATTACACAGGGACTGGTAGGGTTATCTCAACAAGTTATGGAACTGAGGATCTATGATTAGAGAACAGCAGATACTCAGAGGGGTTCTTGCTCACTATGAAGGAGCCCCAACAATAAAAGTTTCTGTAGATGGGGGTAATGAATCGATATCAATTACTGCACCTAATCATGCTAGCTATAGAACAAGGTTCTTAACAGCAGAGCAGGGTAACATCGGGTACATATTTAAAGCAGAATCTGACTCAGAAAACAGAACTGATTTATCAATTGTTTCAGAACAAGTTTCTGATTATTCAGTATTAAGATACTGGGATTATTATGATATCACATTTGTTGGGACAATAAGCGTAACGATATATCTAGATAACACAACAACACCTGTTATATCTGCGACAACGTTGACCGCAGCAAATGCACAAGATACTCAAAGAGTTTATTTCCCATCAAACTCATATGGCAGAGTGCCTTATCTTGTTGTCAATACAAGCAACACAAACGATGGGTATCTAGTCTCTCAAAAACCAATTGCTAAGACAGCACAAAATCTTACTGATGCACCATTACAGATAATAAGAGGAGTCACACTTTTATACAAAGGTAGCCCTCAGTTTACAGTAAGCCTTGATGGGTCATCTATATCTGCAACGAATGCAAGTGTAATCCCAACTCAGACTAAGTTTGCCCCAAGGAATATTACCCTTCCTTCAGGGCATATTGGATATTTTCCACATTTTAATTCTACAAATACATCTGATATTGCTGACTTCAACTTTATAACGGATGCAGCAGCATTATACTCAGATCAAATTATATGGCATTTTTACGAGATTACTTTTAATGGAACTGTTAATGTATCTTTATATTTGGATAACGATCTTCTTGTTGGCGATGGAGATGATGCTTCTGCTACTACTTTGAAGAAGACACTTACGACAAGCAAAATACAGGAAACGACAAAGGTTTATCTGCCAGCATTGAGCTACGGAAGAATACCTCATGTTCTCAATGACAAGTCTGACGCAGGTAATATACTGAGGTTCAACCCAGTGGCACTCCCAGTAAGATTCTATAAAACCCTGGAAGGAGTCAGTGAATGTCAGATTACTTACAAAGGTGATGTCTTTGTGGACTTCTTTCTTGATGGGGAACAGCTTGGGGATACCTATCAGTTTGATGCTCAGTATGATGGGAATGGTAAAAGCATCTATGGTGTACAGAAGTTCTTACTCCCAGAAAACTCTGGTGGTTATGTTTTTCAGTATTCGCAGATCAGTGGGGATGGGGACATTATCTCAGTAGAGACAGATGCTCACCCACTTGAGTTTGAGCCTTCTACCGAGACAGCACCAGGATGAAGAAAAAATTTGGAAGTCTCCCAACAGGGCAGTTATCTGCTGACAACAATGTAAGGCAAGCTTTTGCAATGACAGAAGAAGGACTTGGCAGACTGAATAAGTCTATAGAAGATACTGATACGATAGTTGCGGATCTTAAACGCAAGATTTCTGCTGACATTTTAACTTCTGTAGCAACGCTCGACCCCAATTCAAGCTCGCTTGCTGATGTGATCAACTCGCTGACAACTCTCTCTAAAAAACTCAAAGAATTATAGAGGCCCCTATGCCTGGTAAAAGAAAAAAGAATAAGAAGCAAAAGTTCTCTGCACTTGAGTCGATGGTCAAAGCACCTCGCAGAATAAAGCCTGAAGGGAAACCTGAAGAAGAACTGATCTATGCAAATCAGGAAGAGATTCAGATGCTCAAGAGGGCTGGGGGTTCAGGGACACCTACACAGTTTGGTGTGAGGAGTTATGAGGAGAAAGGAGAAGAATTTGAGAGCAATACTCCGAGTGAGAGTAATCAAAACAATAGACAAGAAACCAGCTTTAGTTCGGATTATGGTTTCCAGCCAGATGGTTCATACAACTATACACCATCAGAACAAGCAGAAGTAAACCGTGTAATTGAACAATCACAAAGAGATAGCGGTTCTGACAGAAATGAAAAGCCTACATTCAACACAAGCAATATAACTGAGACATCAGCATATACTGGGAAACCTCTTACTTTAAAAGAGCTCTATGATAATCAGGATGATTTATCTTCTCTTCTCTCAAAGAAGCAAAGCTCAACACGTACTGAGACACGAACAGTGCCTGCTGGGTATACTAACTCTGGCGAAAAATACACAGTCACCATTAATGAAGAAGGTGACCCACTCGCTGATACAGTAGACCCACAAAATTTTGAGTTTCTCAATGATAAAGAGGGGAATATTATTGGGTGGTATGATGGTGATGGTACACCTCAGTTTGAGAAGAGAGATGAGTGGTATGTAGACAGTGATGGTAACTGGTTCTTTGTGGGAAAAGGGGCCATGGAAGGTGTGGGTGCTGGAGGTTCTGGAGAGACTACAATCCTCACCGCAGACGGTTCTACGAAGACAGTAGGGGCTAGAACCTATGCAGATCTGATTGGGTTTGAGCAGACACTTCTTGATGATGCGATAGCAGACAGACAGCAAAACATTGCTGAGCTCAAAGCTAGAGAAGAAGACTATGGTGGAGTGTATCAGGACTCAAAAGGTAAACGTCCTGGTGAGTCTGGCTTTGATGCAAGCACCGCAACATTCAGAGGTGGTCGTGCTCAGGAGATGTACGACAAGGCCGATCAGTATACGTCTGCATATGATCAGATGTTGGCTGATGCTACTGGGTATACAATAGACCCAGTAACTGGGGAGTACAAAAAGACAGAAACCACAGAGTTTGACAGGCTTACTGGGAAAGCTGAGGACGAGTACACAAGACTATCTGCTGATGCAGAGTCAAGGCTCAGAGAAGGTGATAGAAGAAGTGAGGAGTATGCAGGTCAAGCCAGAGATCAGGCAATGCGTGCATCACAGCTTGGTTCACAGGCTGCCGACCTTGCGATGGACTCTGAGTTCTATGGTGGATTGCAGAGGCAAACAGATGCAATACAAAGAGATCAGCAAGCATATCGTGGTAGAATCCAAGAGATGGCAGACTCTGCTGGGGTTACCCCAAGAAGCAGACAGAGTGCATTGTATGCCATGAGATCTGAGCAGATTGATAGAGACTCAGACGCACAAAGTAAGCAAATGCAACAGATGCTCACGGAAAGAGGTATTTCTCCAACATCCCCAATAGCTCTCAGAATGATGAATAACATCAAGTCTGGTACAGCTACACAAAAACGGGAAGCTAGGAGACAAGCACTGTTTGATGCAATGCAGATGCAGGATGCAGAAAATCAGCAAAGAGCAGGACTGTTTGCACAGGCTTCAGGCATGGCAGGACAGGAGTTGGGTACAATCGGGCAGAAGGCTGGTATACGATCTGGAAGAATAGGGGATATACAGAGAGCACAGTCAGGAGTACTTGGTTCTAGTGAGGTTCTGAGTAGACTTGGGGCAGCATCAAGTGCAGATGCACTAGCTAGAGCACAGGCATTTCAGGGACTTGCTTCTGACAGAGGGCAGTTCTATGCAGGATTAGGATCTACAAAGATGAGCACTGCTCTACAAGGTGCAGGAATGCAAGCTGCTCAGAGTTCTCAGATGTTCTCTAGAGGGACATACTTTGGGAATCAAGCTCAGAACATTAATCAGCTTAGACTTGCTGATGCTATGGATCGTCAGGCTGGTCAGGAGTATAAGAAGCTTACTGGGATGTCTATGGATCTTTCTAAGTACGGAATAGACAAGCAGGAAGAAATACAGAAGAAGCTAATGGACTTACAGTCTTCATATAAATCAGGAGGATCTGGTAGCAATCTGATTGGGTCACTTGTTGGGGGTGCTGCTGGGTACTTTCTCTCTGGGGGTAACCCATACATGGCAGGTTTAGGTGCTCAAGCAGGCGGATCTTTTATTAAATAAATAAAGAGTAATACAATGGCAGTTCGATTCAGAAATCTACAAGGTGGCAACCCTTACCAGGGACTTGCTAACACTATGGAAAGAGTAGCAGGTCGTGTAGGTGCTTCTTATATGTCTTACGGACAAGCCGTAAGGCAAAGAAACGAAAGACGGGATGCTCTGAAAGCTCAACAAGAAAAGTCTCTCACAGATGCAATCACAAAGCTGATCCCTGCTGCGGTTGGGTATGAACAACAGAAGGATCGCTTTGAGTATCAAAAGCAGATGGATGAGAAGAGATTTGGGATGCAAGAGGAGAGGCTTGGGCTTGAGAGGGATCGATTTGAAAGTCAGTCTCAATTCCAACAGGACAGCTTGGCAGAGAGAAAAAGGTCGAGCCAAGTAACAGAAGGACTTGCTAAGCAAAGACTTGAGGAGCAGGTAAGACAAAGAAAGGTGGCTGAAGAGTCTGCAAAAAGTGCAGAAAGTTTTAGACAATATATGAAACAGCAGTCTGAAAATCTTGCCAAAGAAAATCGTGACTGGAGAAAAGTTCAAGCAGGATGGAGAAGAGAAGACGAAAAGATGTCTAACGAACTCCAAAGACTTCGGCTTGAGAACGAGGGCAAAAAGCTTAATCTGGCAAAAGATAAAGTAAACATGACCGCAATCGAGCAAGCCAAGGTGGCTGCTACTATTGCAGGGATAGAAAACAAATATAAAGATGGTTTGCTCTCAGGGTTAAGAAGACAGTGGGCTATTCATTATGGAGCAGAGATAGGTACTTTTGGTTCGGACGACTACATAGCTGCAAATCCAAATGCTCCAGGCTATAACGCTGAGGCTAAGGGTCAGGATGGTAAAGTTGTTGGGGGACCAGGAAGCACCTTTGACCAGTTTCTTGTAAACATGGGTTACAAGAACGGAAGGGCTGATGAGGCGTTTCAGCCATCAAGAACAGAAGATATTCTCAGAATGTATGGATCAGAAGACGCGATAAACTCACTGAATAATACTGGTGGCAAGTTACCAGAACCCATCGTAAATCAAGAAGATGAATTTAAAAGTGAAATTGCTCAAACAAACCTGAGATTAGGGAATGAGGGTGGTAATCAAATTGCTGAAAAGCAGGGTGACGGTAGCGATATATCAAGAGATGGTGAGTTAAGTGTACTCACTGCCACAGATCAAAGAAGAGCAAGTAGAATTACAACTCAACAAAGACCTTCTATGCTTGAAGGCACAGCAACTGGTACTCAAAGAGTAGGTCAACTAGCTGCTTCTGAACTACCAGATCAAACAGCTAAAGATATGGTGGTGAACACCAGAAAAGGTAGAAACCTCAACATACGAAGTGGGCCATCTTCAGATAGCGAAAGAATAGGGACTATTGCTAAAGGGACATCAGTGAGGGTCATAGAGACAAAAGGCAAATGGTCCAGAATAGAAACAGATGACGGACAGGTTGCTTGGGTCGCAACTCGTTTTCTTAAATCGATGTAATTATTGTTTGTAAGCATGTCTAAACTCACTGATTACCTAAATACTCTCCCAAGAGGTACAAGACCTTGGGATGCCTGGAAGACAAGAGAGCTCTATCTTAGAAGACTTCTTGATGACGATCAGTACAGTGAACAAGAGAAGAATCGTCTGATAGGGCATTACATTGGGCAGGAGCCTGAGAATGTAGACGTATCGAACACAGTTGCTGGGTACTTAGATCGCACGGCTGCGATGACTAAGAACTCTGCGATGATTGGGGTAAATCAGTTACGTCAATATTTCAATGAGCAAGAGTATTTTGGTGAACGGGATGAAGTAGACGCAAAAGCTGCTAGAGAACAAGTCACCAAATATAGAGGACTTCAAGAGTCGATCCCAAGAGATGAAGGGGCATTAGGTGTTGCCCAAGATGTTGTTTCATCACTCCCATCCTTGATAGAAAACTTAGCTGCATCAGTAACAGCAGGGTATGCAGGGGCTAAGGTAGGTACAGCTATCGGTACTATGATTGCCCCAGGTGCAGGTTCTGCCATAGGGGCAGCTACTGGGTTTGTTTCTGGGATACTTGCAGGTTTAGGGGTCAACGCTGCGATGGAAGCGTCATCTGCATTTGATGATAACTCCAGAAATGAAGAAATTAGAAAAAGACTTGTCAACAAGTATGGAGATAATAAAGACCTAGTTAACCAGGCACAGAGAGCTATCGCATTAGAAGCTGCGGAAGCGGTTATGAAGGGTAACGTGTTTGACCCAACGAACATAGCTGTTGCCATGGCTAACACAAAAGGTGGTCAGCTATTCAAAGGATTTCTTCTAGGTAAGGCAGGCATTAAGCCTAACAAGTTTAGAAATAAATTAAGGGTAACTAAAGACACGATAGGGGGTGTAGTACAAGAAGGAGTCCAGGAGAGTTACCAAGATGCACTACAGCAATCACAAACACTTTATCAGATAGCAAAGCTCGATGCAGAAGCAGATCCAGACTCACAAAAAGTCCCAGACATCCTTGATGTCGTCAAAGATATCGATTATGGACAGACTGCATATGCTGGCTTGGTCGGTGGTATTGCTGGGGGTGGTTTCTCTGGCTTGCGGTCTGCTGGTGGGAAGTTTGCTGATCGTAAGCGTGAGAAGATACGTCAAGAGATTCGTGACGCAATAGACAGTGGGGACTTAGATCGGTTCAATGACACTCGTAATTTCTATCCTATTGACTCCGCAGAGAGAGTTGTTATTGAGCAAGAGATTAAAGATGTTCGTGAAGGTATTCACGTTGACCATAGAGTCGATAAAGACCTCACACGCTATGACATGCGTAACCAACTCGCTAATGCCATGGCAGAAGGTGAGAAAGCTTTCGATTCCTTTATAAGAAAGAACAGAAATAATCCTCTCTTCTCTGATGTAGTTAACGACTACTTCGATAAGCTTAGATCTGCACAGGCTACAGCGCAGTCACAAGCAGAGATTGACAGAATTCGCAATCAAGTTCTTATTGGTTATAACCCAGGTGAGTTTAGTCTAGAAGATCTCAAATTTAGAGAGGGAGAGGGCGGGATCACGGATCTTGATGAAGCGAGAAAAGTAACCCCAGGTGACCCATCAGGCAGGTTTGGTGGGAATCAGGGTATTGTTGTTGATCAGGCATACACACCTCCAGAGTTTGCACAGAGAACCCCAAGAGAAAGAGGGCAAAGACAGCTAGAGGATCTGACAATTCCTCTCAGCCAAAGACAACAAGCTAGAGCACAGGAAGAAAAAGCAACCATAGATCTAGATAAAGCTACTAAGTCTCAACTTATTAGCTATATCAACGATGACAAAGTTTCAAAAGGCTTAGAGATTACTGGGGAGGACACTAGATCTTTAATGAAACTCAGGAAGGCTAAGCTGAAAGAAATGGCTAAGTCTATTGAGGCCCAGAACGTAACCCCAACAACTGATACCCAAGAAACAACAGCATCTACTCAAGAACAAGTTGATGAGAATGTAGAAACAAGTCAGAGAGAACCAGAACCAGCACCTGTCCAGACGGAGGAGGAAAAACAACAGATAGAAGAGTTAAGAGAACAATTCTTAACAGAATACAATGAGAGTGATTCTCAATTTAGACGAAGGGATCGTGATGTAAAGGGAAATCCTTTCAAAGAAATCAGTTTAAGAAAGGGAGATGAGGAACAAGTCTACACAAGAGAAGACCTTAATGAACTAGGCTACCTCACTGATACTGGTGAGATTATAGATGCAAAAATACAGAATGACCTAAAAGAAAGATTTCCCGAACCAGAACAAACGCTCGATCAAGGGGATCAGCAAACAGATACAGAACAACAACCTGAGCAACAAGTTACAGAACCAGAAGATGGTGATACCACAGCGCAAACTGAAGATGTTGTTACTGAGACTACTGTAGAAGAGGAACAAGACCAAGCGGAACCAAGTCTTACCGCAGATGATATTACAAACTTCATATCAATATTAAGACCCGACCCAAACACATACATTGTAGACGCAAGAAAGACAAAAGATGGAACAGATCTGGATGCGGTTGAAGTTGCCGTTTTTAACGATAAAAAACAAGAGTATGACCAATATGAGATTGATCCGATTAAGGCTAGAGCACTTGGAATTGTTAATCAGGAGAATGAAATTGATGAACAAGCTGTTGCGGATTATGCCAGTCGATCAACTGAGCCCGAAACGGCACAAGGAGATACTCAAGCAACTCGTACAGAAACTGAAGACGCAGAGGGGGTGACAGTAGTACCTGTACAGAGTTCTGTACTTCCTGGTCAAGCTGAGATTGATGAGGATGTTGAACCTGAAACAAGAGAGCAGAGAGCGCGAACTGAGAACAATGTAGCTTACATCAATGAAAGTGGGAGTGCCGTAGTCAACGAAGCTCTTGGGATTAAGAACTCTCAACAGCGTGCTTCACTGGCAAAAATGGCTAATGACCTTAATCTTCAGGAGCTAGAAGATCTTGATGGGGTTATTTTTATTAAGTCAAAGGGTAAAAAGAAAGATCAATTCAGATACAAAAAAGGCCAACTTGAATCAGGTAGAAATGATAAAGGCAATAACATCACAGTCTCAAAAAGCCTTGTCAATCGCCTCAAAGAGTATGCAGATCAGAATGATATAAAAGTTATAGTCATAGATGATGATGCCCCACTTCCTACTCTCGGTGCTGATTATAAGACTGAGAACTACCGTGTTGCGGTAGCCCAAACTTTCCTGAAAACGTTTGGTTCACTATCTGGGGAACAGTTTATAAGCAAGACAGATACTCAAGGACCAAAAATCTTCTCCGTTAATCCTGGAGAGACCCCTGTTGCTGGTGAATCTGTTCAAAAGACTGGTGGGTCAGATAGCCCAATGGCAGAAATTATTGAGTTGGTTGCGAGTCAGGGAATACGTGATGGATATGTTGCCCCTGCTGAAACTGAAGGTGAGTTTGTTGTTAATCTTTACCTTGACGAAGAGCAAAATGTTTCAGGTGTGGAAGGCCCAGCAATCAAGGCAATAAGAATCCCAATTAAAGGTGTAAGCGAAAGCAATCTTGTTGATTTTGTTGAGACACTAAAGAACCCAGAGTCTAAGACAGAGGTAAGAAGGGAGTCCCCACTCTTCAGCATAGCACCAAGCTCTGAAGTAGGTTCAGGTCGGTATGATCGCACAGTCGTTGATGAAGCCGTTGCCCAGTTCACAAGAGAATACAGAGGTGGTGCTCTACTAAACTACAAAGTCTACGATACCCCAGAGCAAGCACAGGCAGAAACAGGTATCGAGTTCAATGCTAATGCTAGGGGTGCGTTAGTAGGGGATCAGGTCTATCTGTTTGCTAAGAACCTCAGAGACTTGCAGACAGCAAGAAAGGTTATCTTTCACGAATCAATTGGTCACTACGGAATCAGAAACGTTCTTGGGGATGATGACTTTAACAGCTTTCTTGATCGTGTCATAGCGGAGAGAAAGGTTGATGTTGATGCCAAAGCGAAGAAGTTGCTCAAAGCTAAAGTTATCAAGCAAATAGACAATGATGGGCTCAGATTAGCAGCAGAAGAACTTGTTGCTGAGGCAGCAGAAGGAAGGGCGAACAAGAGCTTCATTGATAAAGTCATTGAGATCATCAGTGACTTCCTATCCAAGCATTTTGGAAGAGTACAGCCTGATGAGATTCGGTCCATGATTCTCAAAGCAGAGAGAGCCTTCAAGACTGGGGAGCTTTACTTTGGTGCAGATCGATCTGCTTATGGTGACTTCTTCAATGCTCAGTATTCACTAGGAATAGTGATGGACAAGGGGCAAGTACCCACTGAGTTGCAAAGAGCCTTGGACTATGTAGGCAGGGAACTCGCAATAGATGGAAATCTAGATACATGGGAAAGGCTTAGGGACACCTATAGCAAAGCTATAGAGCAGAGAGATATGAACGTTCAGGATAAAATCAGAGACTTACTGAATAAAGCCACATATCTTTCAATAAGAAAAGCATCAGAGAATGGTGGGTATTATGTACTTCCAGATGGGGTTTGGAGATTCCATGTCAACGACTTTGACAATGATGGTAACTTGTTATGGGACTTCAAGACTCTCCCAAAAGACTGGATTACTGGGGCAAGGGACAATGACTTTGCTTTTGACAACTTGTTTGAGTCAGAACAAAAGATAGTAGAGCTTGCCCAGCAGGGGTTGATTAAATACAACAAAGCAGAACCACACCCAAGGTTTGAAAGATACCCACAAGATGTTATTGCAATAAGACTTAGTGATTTTGTAGGGCATAAAGAACTCGAAAGGTTATACCCAGATCTCTTCGAGAGTGCAGAGATCGTATTCAAGATGCCTACAAGCAGACCTGTTAAATTCCTAGGCACTCCTGCTCTCGAAACTAGGCTTGGATCGGCAGGTTCAGCAAAATCAAAATTCGCAGAAGATGGTCGTGAAGTCATAACCTTTGAGATCAATGCAGAAAGCAACATCACTGATGTTATGAGTACATTGGTGCATGAACTTACACATGGTTTCCAAACAGTAGGGAATGCTGCCATGGGTGGTTCTAGTGCAGTTGATTATGAGGGTCTTAGAGTATCAACCTACTCAGATATTTTACGTGCAGTCAATGAATCATTCGGCGCTCTGACTCCCGAAGAGAGAACCAGTCTTATTGACTACATAAAAAAACTGGAAGCCAATACAGAATCTCCACGCTATCAAAGAAAAGCTATCTTCAAAACTCAGGTTGGCGAAGAAATAAGACTTAGGACTGGTAGGTCATTCGCACTTGACCAGGAGGTTGCTACGTCCTTATGGAATATCTACAACACTTTTACTGGGGACAAGACAGATAAATCTGCGTTCTGGTTTTATCAGTGGGCAGCCCAAAATAAAGCAACAGCAAAAGAAAGATTTGGTCAAGATTCTGATGAACACAATAGAGCAAAAGATGTTCATCGTCTTCTAGCAAACACATTCAATCGTGGTAACAGGTCTATATTTGATAGAAGATCACTGCTTCAGGCTCGTTCAGAAAACCCAATGAGAAGCATGGAGAACTACCAGTCTCTTCTTGGGGAAGTTGAAGCAAGACATCACCAAAACCAGTTTCGTCAGTCGATCATAGCCCTGAGAGAAGGTGATATGGACACCTTCAGAAAGACTAAGGACGCTGGGGCATTGGCTCTTGGCAGAAGGTTGAGAATAAAGTTCAGTCCTGATGAAGAGCTTCAGATGCTTGGAGAGCAAAGCCAGCTAGTAGACCAGCCTGTATTCAAGATAGAGGATATGCTTGTTAAGTATCCTGGTCCTAACAAAAGCAACCCATCTCGTGAAGAGCAGATTCGGTACAGCATAGCAGAGAACGAAGATGTCCCGATCAGGTCTGAGAGAGAAAGCGGATCAGCCCCAACCTGGATGTCCCCAGAAGAGAAAGCCGTATGGATGAAGTTTGGAGATCCACATGCTGGTAAGAGTATAGGGGAGAAGTTTGGGAAGTGGAGAGAAAACTGGTGGACTAAAGTTCGTCAGGGCATGTTCGACAAGTTTGCCCCACTCAAGAATCTATCACCTAAGTCTTACATTTTAGCAAGAATGAGCCGTTCAACAGACGGACCTTTCTCTGCAATGTTCTCACTCGGTCATATCTTCATGGATGAGGATGGTGCGATTGATGTCGATACCTCCAAGAAATCATTCGTAGAAAGCATGCGACCCCTTGGTCAAGACCTTGAAACGTTCCTACGTTGGGTTGCCTCTAATCGTGCCTACGACCTAAAGAAAGCACCCAAGTCAAGGGATGCCCTACAGTTTCTGAATGATGATGAGATACGAATAGGGATGAACTTCAATCGTGGGACTACAATCAATGCCGTAACTGGGCAGAAGGTATCTCGAAAGAAGTTGTTCGATGATGTGCTCAAGGACTTTCAAGCGGTTCAATCATCAATACTGGATCTCTCAGTCAAGGCAGGAGCAGTCAGTAAGAAGGATGCCGACATATGGAGAAACCAGTTCTACGTACCTTTCTATCGTGTCTTTGACGAAGCCCCAACCAGAAGAAATGGTCCTGCTACTTTAGACAGTCTTGTTGGTCAGGATGCAGTTAAGAGACTCAGGGGGTCTGACAGGGGCCTTGCTGATTTATTGCACAACACGTTGATGAATTACCATCATCTCATTGATGTGTCGATGAAGAACAAAGCAGCAACTCAGTCTATTAGAGATTTGGAAAAGATTGGTGGTGCAACAAGAGTTTCAAAGAAAGGCTTTCCACTTGAGGAAGGAGACAGGCAGGAGTTTGCTCAGGAACTAAATGATGCGGATGATAAACTAGAGTTTATCGCTGAACCAGATGCAGGGCAGACAGTCTACATACGAGAAGATGGGAAGCGTGCTTACTATAGAATCAATGACCCATTTGTATTGGAGGCATTGATGTCTATGAACTCGATTGAGAAAGACAACCCAATCTACAAAGTGCTGAGAACAAGTAAACGATGGTTTACTTATGCAGTAACAGCAGACCCTGACTTCAAGGTAGCTAACCTGATTCGTGACTCTATTGGGTCAATCGCAGTGGCCCCACTTGGGTATAACCCTCTTGCTAATGTGAAGAGAGGGTGGAGAGGAACGCAGAAAGACTCAAAAACCTACGCTAAACTTGTTGCAGGTGGGGGTTCTTTTATATTTGGGAATGTATCTGGGACAGACCCAACAAGTGAAGGAGCACGAAGATTAATAGAGAGTGGAGTAAAGTCTGAGTTTATTATCGATAGTCCAGACAAGTTGTCAGGATTAGAGAGAATGATGAAGACAGGTTGGAATCTAGCTAGAGGAGCATGGGGTAAGTACGAAGATGTGGGTACACGACTAGAGAATGTTAACCGTGCAGCTTTATACGAAAGACTCACAGACCCAAACAGAAGAGACAAAGATGGTAATAGAATAGCCCCATTGTCCCACCTTGAGGCTAGCTATGAGGCCAGAGATCTCATGGATTTTTCCAACACAGGAAGTTGGGGAATGATTCAGTACATTGCTCAGTGGAGTCCATTCCTTAATGCCAGACTACAAGGTGCATACAAGTTAGGAAGAGGTGCAGTTAGTGAGAACCAAAGAGTCCAGTTTGCAACAACGATGTTGGCCTACACAATGGCAGCTTTGGGGCTTTATCTTACACACATGGATGATGAGGACTTCAAAGAAAGAGAAGAGTGGGATCGTGATACTTACCACTGGTTTAAGATACCAGGATTTGAACAGGCGATAAGAATACCAAAAGCCTTTGAGGTGGGTACAGTAACCACTATGGCAGAGAGAATGCTTGAGCAGGTGATCGATGAAGAGGCTACTGGGAAATTGTTTGCAGAGAGAATGCTATTTGCTCTGACGAACACATTTGCGATGGACCTAAGACCTCAACTTCTACGCCCAATCATTGATATCTATTCTAATAAGAACCCATTCACAGACAGAGCCATTGAGTCTTTGAGTATGAATAACCTCAATATAGAGGAGAAGAGAAATGCTTATACCTCAGAGACTGCAACGCTATTATCCAGAATCAATGCAGATACAATAGGTTGGGATGCTGTGAACTTGTCCCCAGTACAAATAGAATATGCGGTTCAGGGAATGTTTGCCTGGATAGGGACATCTGTACTCGCAGCAAGTGACTCTATTGTAAGAATGATAAATGGGAAGGAGCCCCCAGATAATGGGTTCAACTCTATACCTTTTGTTCCTTCAGGGGTGGGAGAGATAGTAGGTAGCTCAGTAAGAAGATTCTTCCCAGACATGGATAGCCCAAAGAGAAGCACTAAATATACGACTCAGTTCTATGAGCAACTGAAGGAGATGAACCAGACCTTTAGCACAATTCGTGAGCTAAGACAGCTTGGTGACATAGAGCGTGCCATGGAACTAGAGAAAGAGGAGAGAGTTCTGCTTCAATACAGAACAAGTTACAATAGAATACAGAGAAGAATCTCTAAGTTGAGGACTCAGATGCAACGTATCGCCAACGATCCGAATATGGATGGGGATCTGAAGCAGATGCGAATAGACCGCATGCAAGCGTTGATTAATGCTAACATCAAAGTCCTTCAACGTAGAACCAATCAAAGATTAGCAGAAGCTAGCTGATCAAGTATCTTCGGGGAGCTCTACATTCCTGCGTAGGCTCCTTCGTTTCTTCTTCATCATACTCCCAAGCATAGCTGTACGTGCCATTGCATCGGCATGTTGCTTTCTCTGGTCATCATCCAGAGCCTGAATGTCTGTATGCTGAAGCCGAGTAGCTGATCGATCCAAAGCCTTCTTTAGCTCTGCGTGCATCTGGTGTTCAGCCACGGATGCCTGATACTCAGGCTCAACATACGTATACCCAACTCCACGTTTGGCTATCAGAAGAATCTTGTGATCAGTCAACAACATCTCCTTAAAGTTTTCAATCATGGTTAAGTATATCAGTTGAGTCTGCTGATACTTCTGTGTGGTTGTCTCTGGGGTAGGAATCTCCAACCCAAAGTTCTCGTACAACCATTCTTTCGTTACGACATCTCCAGGTTTAAACCCTTCCTCGATGAAGTTCTGCACTGCTTGTTTCCATTGTGGAAACAGCATCATCGTTTTATCTTCCATAAACTCCTTGTGTTAAGTGTTATCCGTTGCGCTCATTTCCTGTCTATTCAGTTTATATCTGCTCAGATACATTCCTTTCTTTTCTGATGAGATCGCTTACTTTATCTTCAGATGAGCTCCGTTCAAATACGCTCCGTTCAATAAGTTAAACCGTTCATTTCCAATCATTTGTGGGCTCTTCATTTCGGCTCCTCTTCGGTCAATTCATCTGTTCTCCGATCAATAATTTAAACCGTTCTTTTCCGTTCAGGTCCACTGTGCTGAAGTGTGCTCCCTTTTTTTCATTTGTGGTCCAATGCAGTGTGTTCCCCTACCCTGCTCTCAATGCTATTCTGATCATCTCCAATCCACTCCGATCCCTTCCATTTAATAAGTTAAACCGTTCCATTCAGGTCCACTACCCTGCTCTCAAATCGATTCTGATCATCTCCAGTCCACTCACTTCTATTCCGTCCTCTTATTTCAAATCCTTTCCGTTTAATAAGTTGAACAACCAATCCGATCCTGTATCATCCACTCAGATACGCTGATTTGCGGTCAAGTCCCCTGTATTCCCCTGCGGTCCTTTCCCGTCCATTCCAATCAATAAAACATACCATTCCAATCCGCTACGCTCACCTGTATTCAAATCAAATCATCTCCTGTGATGTCCAATCCGTTTAATAAAATTAACCGATCCATTCTTCTCACTTCCAGTCCGCTGTCCTCTGCTGTATTGTCCTCCAATCATCTCCCGTGTTTTACAGTCCGATTAAACAACCTCAACAGTGAAACGACCGTAAGAGTTCATGCGGTTCTCACACAACCCTTCGATCTCTCCGCACAACTCAAGGATCTCTATCACCTCAGACATGTTGATGATCTCCTCATTAACAGTAAGAGTGAAGGTAATCGACCACTCGTGAAAGATAGGACGACAAGTCATCACCTTACTGTTCTTCACGTTGACCGATCTCACATCCCTGAACTTCTCGTTAGCCCATAATCCTTCGATATCTTTTGGGCCATCATATTCTATTGGGACTTCAGGTTGAGCTATCTGCACACCGCGTTGTATCTGTTTACCACGCTTTGAAAGCTTAGCCCCTGAACGGATCATTGCTCTCAATGCGTACCCAGGCATGACAGGTCTTGTCCCATCATGATACAGTCCACCTTCCCACTTCAGACGATAGATCATCTCATGATCCTCATCTGTCTTAGTTCTCTTACCAGTATACTGTTTCAACTCTTTAGACAGTGGGTCTAAAGGGTTAGCTAATCTATCACTCTGCACCATTAACGGACTGACCCCTGTCAGCTTTATTTGCTTACGTTCCATATATCTCCTATACGAATGTAGTTAAGAGCCCCCATAAAGGGGGCGATTGATTAGACAGCAGGACGCTGACTACGTGGCTCTCCACCAAGATCGTAAGAACTATCCTCTCTTGGTTTTTGTTCTGGGAATATGTCTACGACACGAAAGGTTATGAACTTATCCTTGTTCTGAAAACGTGTGTGTACATGCACAACATCACCTTTCCTCAAAGAACGAATCGTCTTACCTTTACCTTTCCCAAAGTTATCCTTGGACTCGATGAACTCACAGTTCGCCCATGAGGTTTCATTGACCCAAGTGTTTGTGGTTTTATCCATGCGAGGCATGTCAACAGCAATACCAAACTTCAGGACAGTACCCCAATCGAACTCTTTTACTTCTGGGTCAGCACCAAGCCGACCTGAGAAGATACATAAGTTTTGACAAAACATAGAATTACTCCTGTAAAAATGAAAAGCCCAGGCTCGCTAAAACCTGGGCTAAGGAACGAAAATGAAAACGCACGTTTATATCCTGAGCAGGGCCATGAGCAACCTGCCTCAAGGGTGACTGAAAAAGGAGAGCAATTCAGCCACCCACAAAGAGGAGATATAAACGCTGTGCGGTGGTTATATTTTAAGTGCCACTCCCGCTAGGCAACGGACCGAACAAGTCATCAAGACTTGTATTAAAAAAGGTAGCGAGCTTTCTAGCGTTTTGGGTACTGGGAACCCTCACCCCAGTACGCCAGAATGCAACAGTTACCTCTTTTACCCCTATAGATTTGGATAAAGATTTGTTTGTTATTTCTTTGTCATACATAAGTGCTATCAACTTTTTCTGAAAGTGTGTTTTCTCTTTCTTAGTTGACTGTGGGATCGACATCTCTGAATGCGACTTTCCCTTCGTCATCTTCAAACTCTTCGACTTCCCTAATATTGACATAAGACCCATATATTTTTGCCTGTCCGTAGTTCTGCAAAGCAGTCTCGTGATTGTACCCTTTGACCACAACTCCGATCATGTACAGTTTTTCCTTACCTTCACCTGGAAGGATCACTTCAAAGGCAGGGTCTTTAGCACCATATATTCTTCGAGACATAATTGAGTTTATATAAATGTTAAGCAAAATAAACATCAGTATAATAAATAATACATGAGTAATGTCAAGCATTTTACCTCAGACAAGTTCTCCAAATAATGTGTAGTCTTGAACAAAAGCCATACGTGCAGTACCAGTAGCACCAAACCTATTCTTGGCTACCTGCACCTCAGCAATACCCTTGTCCCTACTGTCATAGTCATAGTAGTCATCACGGTATAAAAGAAAGATCCGACTGGCAGCTTCTTCGATCTTACCAGACTCAGATAGATCTGATATCGCAGGACGTTTACTGGTTCTCCCTTCCACACCACGATTGATTTGAGAAAGCAACATAATATTAACCCCAAGACTCTTGGATAACTCTGCAAGATCATCAACCACTTCGCCAACCTCAAGATATCTTGCATCTCTCGTTGGGACCTTGATTCTCTGCACATAATCAACAACAACAAACTTAACATCAAACCTTCTAACATGTGAACGAATGGATGCGATCACCTCAAACAGTGATCTACTCTTATCATCAATGAATAGTTTCAGATCCGACAACTCTTCAGCGCATGTCTCAAACTTCATCCAATCCTCAGTAGACATGTCATTGTTTGCGATGTTACCTTCTTTGATCAGACACCTACCTGCTATGATCTTCCTGATGATCTGTAGTCTAGGCATTTCGATGCTGATCATTAGCGATGGCACTCCTGATTGGGCGATGTTGTACATCATAGACGTACCAAAGGATGTCTTACCCATACCAGTTCTGCCTGCGATAATATCAAGTTGACCTAACTGCAAACCCCCATCAAGAAACCTATCGACTGAAGGCCAAGTTGTTGGGAGTCTCTTGTGTTTCGATCCACCAGTCTGCATCTCTGTAAGTTGCTCAACCAATCCATCAGCAAACTTCGTAGCCTGGAATGTGGATGTTCTCTCCATCACACTATCCAATCTCTTCTGTGTAAGGTGGATCACCTCTTCACTGGTCATCCCATCCATGACAGCTTCTTGAATTGACTCACCTACACTTATAAGTCTCCTTGATTCAGCGTTCTCTCTGACTGACAGAGCATGCTGTTCCAACAACTCAGGCATAGGTGGGGCTGTCAAAGATAAAGTCTCAATATATTCTTGAGACAACCCACTTGGTTCTCTTTTAATTTTCTTCCAAAGAGTAACGGAAGATACTGGTATGCCTGAGCGTGTGAGATTAACTATCTCAGTGAATATAATCTTGTGTCCCGCATGGAAGAAATCATTCTCTTTGACAAGAGAAGTGACCGTATCTACATACTCAGGTCTACTAATGACTGCACTAAGTAGACGTTTCTCCTCGTCTATAGCTTCCTGGTGTATCGTCTGCATTGACATCCCATGTAATTTCTTGTTCAAACTGTGAGTAGATTACATCTCTTGTGGCAGGGAGTGACTTCGCTTCATCGTAGCATTTTGTAAACTGCTCACGAAACCTGCGGTCACCCATCCTATCGAGACTCTCCCCTAAGAATCTATCAGTCCCCCTCAGTCTCAAGATTGTTTCACCCATGTACTTGTCCCCAACAATCTTAATCTTTGCACCACCCTTGAGTATGTTCCCCAAAACAGGAGAGTTGAGGAACTTCCACAAGGCTACGTCTGAGCTAGATGCTTTCTGGTATTCATCACCCATGAACCTAGCTTCAGTTGGGTTCCACCATGTAGCTCCATGCTTCTTGTATATATTCATAGACTCGCACTTCGCAACATAGTTTATGGTCCCCTTCATGACTACACTTCTCCCATACTTGTTGACAGATTTCATCCAGTTGGTGAAAGCAGGTATCTTATCACCAACTCTTGACGGATCTTTACCTCTGTAAATCTTCCAGTCCTGTTCAAACTCAGGTGGGTATCCATCCTTAGACTTGCTTACCTGCTTCTCCTGCTCAGGCTTTTTGAATAGATCATGACTTAGATTGAGAAACATCTTTGATACATTGATCTTGTGTTTCCCATTCTGGCTCATGGTCTTGTTAGTCTTGATAGTCATGACCCCCATCTCTTCATACCCCTTGAGTCTGGTTCTAAACTCTTGCCTAGTAAGAGAGCACAACTCAGCAGATCTTGTCATAGTAAAAGGAATATACCCAAACTCATCCGCTGTGATTATAAAATGAAACAACGGATTCTTATAAACTATATGCTTGTAGTAGGGATGATCTGGTGTAATTGAACTCTCAAACGTAAGCCTACTGCGTAACTGGTTCCCTGGACTTGGCACGTTGCTCTCCTATCATGTTCAGTGCTTTGTCTTTGACAGATGTAGGTTCATCCGATCTGCCAACTTGTTCCTGGCTAAAGTAAGTATCAATAAAGGTTCGCGATCTTGTTATCACGCCAAGCATTTTCTCGTAGTCCTCATCACTAAACGAGTCACGTTGAGCGTTAAACACAGTCACAAACTTATCAAGAGATGATGAGAAGGCATCTATACTATCCTTCGTTAATCCACCGCGAGAACTTACATGCTGCAAGTTGCTCTTACATTGTGTGTGCAAGGGTTTGATATCCGTATGCTCAGCTTTCAATTCTCTGAATGCTTCTTTCTGCTCATTGGTAGGGGGTTGACCACTACCTGATGGTTCCATATGAGAATCATCCTCGACATCGACTCGTGGGTCATAGTCTCCGACATCCTGTCCTTGGACTGGAATCTCGTACTTGAAAAACAGAGCGTTCTTATACCCGTATGAGGAAAACTTTCCTGAAGACTTATCACCGTTGTCCAACCCCTCACCAGGGGCAACGAATTCGGAATAGTCGTCTGGCTTATCGATGTTGATGATTCGGTATACATTGACTCCTGACATATGAATTTTACCACCAGATACATCCCTAATCTGCATGTTGTCAATAGACACCCATGAGAAATCAAGTCTGTATTTACAATGTAGTGCTGACACGCTCGCAAGGACATCATCCACACCACGATAGTTATACTTCTGATGCTTTTGGAAACGATCCTTGGATATTCCCACTTTGCACAACTCTCTCTTCACGCACCAGATTCTCTGGTGTACGTTCATAGCAATAATATCTTCCTCTTCGTTAGGCATACTCCACCTTTGTATAAGTTGACATTTGACTATAATCCTGAGCCAACACAGGGTTATCCTTCTTGAATTGAGATGAATTAAAACGTGTCGAAGTTACCTGTTTCACAGACATGACCACATCCCCCTCATACTCATACCCATCATGATCACCCAACCTTGACAGCAGGTTGTTCTCTATCTCCTTGATAGACTCTTGTTCTGTTTTGATCTGATCTTTCTTGATCTTGATCCTAGAAATCATCTCCATGACTTCTTCATCTGCCAAGGCCAACCCGCCTGAACGTTCCTTGTTCCTCAATACTTTCGAGGTGGCATCACTGCCATCAACGGGTGGCTCGGCTCCCTGATGAAAGAGTTCCCTCATGCGAATGAGGTGGTCTTTCAGTTCAGAGATCACAGTCTCATCCCTACGTACAACATACCAAGACATAGAGTGAGGTACGTCAGACATGACATCATCAACTTCTTCCCCACTCAGAATAGCATCTACGGCTAAGGGAATTGTTGATGGGTCTTTAAGAATGAGGACTGGATTTATGCAACCATCAAGCTCATCTACGAGCATCTGGTGTTGCATCTGGATATAGTATTGGGGGACAGTATCTTCAGACCCTGAAGTCCCAAGTTTCTTCCGTATCTGCCAGTTCGATGTTGACTTTGTTTCCATAGCCCAACGACCTGGATACTTGTCAGTCTCAACCACATGGAAGTCCTTGTTGCAACAGATCCAAGGATGCTGTCTGTTACCCAACATATATGGGTCATTGAAAACATCGATCCCAATCATGCGTGAAGCAAGATCCCCAATCCAGTTCTCAACCAAGTTACCAAATCTAATCTTATCCCAAGACTTAGACTTACTAAGATCTTTTGGTTCTTCTCTCTTCATATCATCAAACACTTGAGTCGCTGAAGAATAAATACCAAGCAACCCAGGCGATTGAGATGCAGAGAAGTAACCCATTCTTGAATACTTCTGCTTGAGATCAGAGAACTCTTCTGGACTCAGATCAACAGTAGAAGCAATGATCTCCCCTCTTGGGGAAAAATCTTCAGGCGTTGGTATCAGCATTCAGCCCTTCATTTGCAATGCGGTTCACAGTTTCTTCTGAGACTCTTGCTGACGAACCCAACTTGACTACTGGTATCTTACCCTGATGAACCCAGTTTCTTATTGTCTGTTCAGCGACCCCCAACATCTCAGCAACCTCTCTATACCTATACAGTTTCGTCATTGTATTATCCTACTATGTTGTTGAACCAATATAATGTTCCTCACATTAACTCAACCATTAGTATAACACATCTCAAATCAACTGTCAAGTATAAAATATCATACTCTCATATAACTATACTTGTGTCGGGTCATCCATATTCCCATGATATATTTGACTGAGTTCTGCATCATTAACATAACAGACTTTACCTCTATTCAACTTGCTCCCAGGATACTGATAGATCGCAAACTTACCTTTGTTTGCAGGTGCTTTACCCTGCTTTCCTTCTGATATAAGGGCAGGTCTTATGTCTTTTGTCTTTTCAAGATTCTCAATCCTTGCTTCAGCTTGTCTGCATCCACAAGAAACAATCTCACCTTGTTGGACATGATCCATCCTGAGCTTCTTCTCATTACCACAATCACAACGAAATAAATAAATACTCTTTTTATTTACAGTATGACTGTATTTGACCACAGTTAAACGAGTTCCTTCCATTTTCCCAGTCCTCCTCATTTTTTGCCTAGGCATAGACATCAACTATCTTTTCTCTGTTAATAGAAATTTCTTTTGGCGCATTGATCACCACTCTTGGGTGCTTACCTGAACTAACCAAACGTATTACAACTCTACTACCATCTTCAGTAGTTATAGCAAGTTGCTCTGATTTCTTCAGGTTAAGAACCAAACCTCCTATTCTCTCCATCGCGTATCTCCACATAGATTGGGTCTAATGAATAAACGAAGTTCCCATTGTCAACAACGATCACTCCATTTGGGTATTGACGACAAGGTTTAACAGTTTGTTTTACTCTCCCACGAACATGCTCACATTTACCATTGTACTCTAGTTCAAAAGTTACTTGCTTTCCTAACATTGAATCTCCATTTTGAGGTGAGCGATCCATCATACATAGCCTCAGTTAAAATTAAAGGTGAAAAATAATATCTCCTTTCTCACTTTCATCACCGAAAAAATATTTGGTTGAACCCTTGTGAGTACCCTTGACAGTCAGGTATCTCAGCATGTGTTTAAGTATACTGTAACTAGAATCAGTGGTGTGGAAATGCTGACCAGGAATCCTGCCTGACACCAACATGTTGTAGATATCCAGATGTGAAGTACCTGGGACACGACCGATCACACCATTCTTTTTATCGATACATACAGTGTGAAGTAATAATCTGTCAAACAAATGATCAGCAATTTTAGGTGATATAATCATTCTCATTTTAATTATTGATACATGTTTGTATGAACAGCATGAGAAATAAAATGAGAATAATTCTAAAATGGAATTGTTTCATACTCATGTTGCATCTGCTCAAGGTTAAACCCTTCAAGTCTAAGTATTACTTTTAATCTTTCATACTCCATCAATAACTTCTCTCTCCCGACTTTCCACTTCTTGATAACATGTGTCTGAGTTCTACAATGCTTCATGAGTTTAGATATCAAGTCAGTGGGTTCAGCCCAGACTTCCCATTGACGGAGTGCTTTGTCAGACAGTGAATCAGAACCACCTGATGCCATGATCTTGTCTATAAATGGTTGACAACACTCAGCACCTTCATGCTCTACAAATGGTTGCTCGTATCCTAGTTGCCACGGATCTCTCTTCACCCCAACAAGCTGATCCATTTTAACTCCGTAGCAGTTGATCATGTGTCTCCATGTACACGGATATTTATTGACGAGCAGTTGTGCAGCAGCAGAACGCAATCTTGTTTTCTCAGGCCACTCTCGTATTCTTTGTATCGATGCTTCATGTGGGTGTATCAGCATATTTCCACTCTCCGTTAAACCTATTAATAGAAGTTTAGTCTCCTTGTAAAACTTCTCTCTTGGTAATTCCGTAAGTTCACACATTATGTGGTTTCTAATGTTGTCCACAGTAATGCCTTTCTTAGTTGCAGTTGGGTAGGGGTCAGCCATCTATCATCCTGTTAATTATATCCAAGCAGACCTTGACTGATTCCGTATCATGGAACCAATCGTCAAGCTCATCAGGGTTCATTCGTCTTGTTACAAAATAAGTTCTAGCATGCTTGAGAACTTCAAGCGGTAGTGGAATAGCATGTGTCTCGCAGACTATTTCAAGTAGTATTTTGAGTTCTCTTTCTGCTTCTATCGAAGTGACGGGAGCACCAAACTTCTCATACATCTCCTTGCCTGCTTTCCTAATCCTTATCTGAAGAGGACAACGAGTTGTATATTCTGGATGATCAGAGTCCCATACAGCACGCTCATACCCTGCTTTCTTATGCCTAGTAACTCTCGATGTTGGCATCTTTTGATTTCTCCTTCTGATAGAACCACTGAATATCTGAGGGGCAATCCTCATTGTAGATGTTTGGATCTTCCTGAGTAGTGAACTCCGTGGCAAGATCAAGCATCCATCTTGGTTTGTCTGCTCTGCGATACCTAGCAAACTGAGACTTCTCGTACTTGTAGAAGTTTCGATAAGCTAGGACTGGGTTATCTTTGACCTTGTACTGATCGGGCATACATTGGGGAAAATCGTAATGATCATACAGCCCAGGTTCCTCAACAAACATTTGACGAACAGTATTGGATCGATGCCACCCAAGAGGTGGGGGAGCGTCTATCTGAAAAATAGTTTTGCCAAAGTGAACATGCAATCTAGTATGCCCATCATAAGCAAAGTGTTCAAATGTGCCGTGTGTTTTCTTGTACCTTCTTGAGTATTCACTACAAAGACAGTCAAACAAGCGTAAGAGTTGAAGGTAGTTACCTTTCCCACTTCTTGCCCAGATTGCTGAGGGATGATTCTCGTGTGTCTTTTTATAAGACCTATCAAGAATGGTTTTGTATTGTGGAAACTTCGTCCAGTTGATTTCACCATCATTGGTTTCAACCACTGGGCATTTCTCAGCCCACCATCTCCATGTGGTCGATAACAGTTGAGCATACTCAACCACCATCTTCACAACATGTTGGTCGCAATGATAGCGAGCACAAAAGTATGGGTCATAATCTAAAAGGAAAATGTTCATTCAAAATCCTCGATATCGTTTGATAAGTTATAGTCCACGTTGACTCCCTCAAGGACATCAAACTTGTGGGCTACTTTTTTCTCAGTTGGGTGGGGTGCAGTATCAATCTTTTTAATTGATCCCCCTTCCCTTAAATACTTCTCAGTAGCACGTTGTATTTCTTCTCTCGTTACCCCCTTCTTTTTTTTAGATTGCATTGGTTCCAATGTTCTATTGAACACTATCTTCTTGTCCCTCTTCCCTCTGATCTTCGCTAACTTTTCGTCTATATTCCTCCAAGATATTCTTTCCGAGTTTGTCATAGCTCCTTCCCTCTCCTAAATCCCATTGAACATGTTCACGTACTTCATCCAAAGTCATGCGAGCAGGTGATGCTTGCCTGATCCAACATCTATCAGGTGATCCAAGTGAATTGTTCACGCTGAAAAAATTATTTGTATGCTCAGAATATATAATGCCTCTGGTATCCTTGTCTCTCATATCTTGAAGAGGATCATCAGGTATCCAGAACAGAGAAGCATTGCCAGCTTCATCACGATAGTCATTGGTTCGGTAGATATTTTTTTGCCTCAAGTATATGTAGAGTTGATCCCATGCCTTGTTGATAGCAAAAGGATTATCTTCCCAACCCACTCCGAAATCATTAACAATCATTTCCTGCACCTTTCTCCCAATGTTGAACCCAATACAAGCATTGAAGATAGTACACAGTCTACTGTAGCTAGCGTTAGTGATTTTCCCTGACTTACGCATCCTGGTTACGGCTGACTTCAATCCACGTATCGACTTAGATTGGGACGTATGATACACCCCACCATAGAAGTGTATGTTGAACCCATAAGACTTTAGGTTTCTAAGATCATCTTGATAATCAAGATGGGGTATTGTGTATACAGATACAGTCTTGATAGACCCAGACAACTCAGATAACTCTGACTTGATCTGGGCTTTCATAGTTTGAGCACGCAGGTCTTTCTTCAAGACCTCAGCAATATCAACTCTCATAGCTATTGAACATAAATGGTTTCACCAAAGGGTGGATTGAAGGGAACGTCATCCCATACAATCCAGTACACATCATAGGGTGGCTTCTCATCTGGGAAGCGATCACAGTGTCCATCAGTTATGTAGACAAGTGCTCGTATGTTAAGACCTTCCTCAGCTATGTAACGAAACACAGGGCGATAGTTAGTACCACCACCACCTCTCCATTCAGGGGTCACAGGGAAGTCATGCTGATTAAACTTCTCAACATGTCTGACTTCTGAATCACATGAGATACATGTCACAGTCATCTCATAAGTAGTACCCAACCCATTCAACTCAGCATTGAATTCATCGATTGTAGGTTGATCAACTGAACCACTTGTGTCAGTACCCCACCCAATATGACCAAGGCTCTCACCCTGCAATGATGGAAGATAAATACCCTGCCAGACATATCGTCTGTTAGGGGGGAACCACTTCGCATCACGCTTTGAGTGACTTGCTAACTTGGCACGGATAATCTCAGTCCAAGGAACCTTGGGGTTGAGTATGTCCTGAATGAAACGCTCCATGTCCCCAGACATGTCACCTTGTTGCTTAGCAACTTGAAACGCCTTCGCAATGGCAGTCTTGACACGAGTCTCCTCTTGCCTGATCTGTTCTTCAGAAAGACCAAGACCAC